CCACTACCACCGCCGCCAAATATAAAACTCATATTATTTTAACTCCTTTGTGTATAAATATCTTTTTACTTGCCATTGTTTACCTTTTAAAAACTGTTGCCAACCCGGTCTTGCATGCACTGCTATCTTTTTGCAACCTTCTGATATCGCTAAATCCTCTATAGTGTCTGCAGCTTCGTCTTGCCATAGTTCTCTTTTTTCTCCTTTTAACAAAATAACTTCACACTGTTTATAGTTTGGAAGTATCATTATTCTTGTTACAAATACTCCAAACACTTTGTATCGTATTCCGTCATCAGAACCAAACATTGTAAACAATTGAAAGGCTCCTTCTTTAATTCCTTCTTTAAGATCTTCAATACTCATGGGTTCACCATCGTGTTTAAGACCCTCTCTTAACATAAACTCCACAAGTGACCAATACTCGTCAAGTTTCGTAGCGTCGATGTGTAGTACACCGACTTGTTTTTTAATTTGTTTCTTTTCTAGACGCATCTAATAAATCAAAAATTCTTTTAAATTTAGCTTGTTGTCCATAAAAAAACGCAGCACCTTTTTTACGCATATCTTTATAGCTTTTTGGATCGCCGCCTTCCATAATACCTGCACCTAATATTGCATCTGCTCTTGATACAAATTCCCCATCTGCTAGCTGAGCTAACATAGTGTCTTCATCTTTATCACCATTACCTGAACCGTCTTCTACATAACCCATTGCTCTAGTGTAGTTGTTTGTATCGTTCTTGTCATGATCTGTCATAGAAGGTAAGTAATTTATACCACCTTTATTAAATTTTTTTATTTCTGCAATTCCACCTTTATTAAAACTATACAAAGAATCAGAACCTCCACCATAATCATACGGAGATTGAGTTTGATTAACCCCTGCAGCATCTGCTTCATAATCATAAGTGTTTAAAATATTTTCTAATTGTTTATCAGCTTTTACTTTAGCTTCAGCGTAATCTTCAGGTTTAGTACCTTCAGGCATTTCTGCCGGATCATCTTCACCAGCTAATAATGTTGTTAGTCCCGCACCTATTCCTAATTGTGCTCCTGTACCTAGACTCATAAATCCAGAACCTTTTGCAGCATCTGTTGCTGCCTTGCCTGATAAGTTTGCAGCTTCAATTTGTTCTGCTGTTAAAGCTTTTTCTCCTAATAAATTTGAAATACCACTACCTGCAGTAGTTTGTCCAAATTGTTGAGTTAACGGCATATTTATAAGTTGACCCGCAGGACCAGTGGTTTGTCCTATGAACTGACCTGTCATACCCGGCAATGATGTTTGGCCAAACGCCTGCATTCCAGGTACTCCCGCCATACCACCTAATTGACCTAAACCACCTGCTATTGCAGCGTCTCTTAATGATCTTTTTGTAGATTTGCCTCTAAGCTTTTGAACGCCGAAAGTTGCTAGTGCTATTGTAAATGGATCCATAATAATTTTTTACAGTTATTATGTTATTTTAACTTATATAAGACTATTCTTCAATATCACCCAACTTTTGCAAGTCATCCATAAACTTACCTGTATAATGGTATTCACCAACATGGCTTATTTCTTCGTTTATAAGAGCATGTATTTTACCACCCATTGAAGTCCATAATTTACAAAAATAGAAGTCTTCCCCAGTGTAGGTTTTATCTTTCGGGCTATAGTATGAATCAAAAAAATTATAATAATGAGGTCTCTCTACTAGCTCTCCATTGACCATAGTCTTTTGAACAATGTTAAGGTTATCATATTCTTTTTCTAACTGTTCAAACACAGTTCTTTTAATCATCATCATACCTGTAGGTCCTCTTGTCACTTCTATATAACCATCTTTAGGTGAAAGGTTATTAGGATCTTTAACAGTTAGAGGATATACATGACCCATCGTATTAGGTAAATCATCAGGTCTTGCAATTAAATCAGTTCTAAACTTTTCGTAATTAACTGTTTTCATAGGATAAGGTATTAAAGAAACATCATAAGGTGAGTTGAACAATCTTAATACTGACCGAGTGCTAAAATCCATATCGCTGTCTATAAAAATCATTCTATCTGCATCTGAATTCATAAAACCAGAAGCACACAGGTTTCTGCCTTGAGTAACTAAAGATGATTTCATCAATTGAAAAGTAATTTTTATTTTATTTAAAATACATTCTTTTTGTAAATTTAAACAAGCTTTAGCAAAATGTATTGAAACATCAGAATGTACTGGTGTACATACCATTAAATGGTTATTTTTGTTCTCGTTTGACAGTGAGTGCTCCTTTTAAAAAGTTAGTCCAAAATTTACCTATTATTTTCCAATCATAGAATCTTTGGAAGTATTCTTGTTGATATTTTAGTCCCCAGGATAAATCTGTTTTTAGCATTTCTTTACATTGTAAAACACATTCAGCTAATTGAATTGCTAGTTTTGCTTTGTCGGGTGTATAAGGAATGTAAATTGGAAATTCAGCACAGGTTTCTGGTAGTGCGCCAAGGTCCGTGGTTATTAATAACTGACCCGCTGCCAATGATTCCATTGCAGATATACAAAATGTTTCTTCCCAAATACTAGGAAAACAATTTATATCATAGTCTTTTAACTTACTTACTAATTCATCATGTGGACAATAACCCATGTAATTAACATTAGGTAATGCTTTAGCTTTTTCATAAAGCTTTTCATATCCTTTATCGTTTTGGTTATGAAAAGATGAACCATATATAATAGTACTTGAATAAACATCTAAAGTAATATCGGGATCTTTTATCGCTTCCATTGTAGCTAAAGCAACTTCCAACCCTCTCCAAGGAGTTGAGATGTAACACATTTTAACTTTTTCCTTAGGGGTAAAATCTGTTTTTAATTGCAACTCATCATAATCAACTGCGTTTTTTATTACTGTACATTTATCTTCAGGTATTTTAAAAAAGTATCTATACTTCTCGTAACTCCAATGTGAGTTAAATACATACCAATCATATTTAGAATGGTTATTTTTATCTTGAAACCAGCTTTGTAAGTTAGGTTGATCGTATGAATTTTTTATCCAAAGTATATTTGACTTAACCGGATCTAAAGGTATTTTTTCTGGTATAGAAGTTGTAATTTGTACTGAATCAATTAAAGATATAGGTACGTGTTTTTTTAGATAATCGAATTGTATTTCAGTTCCACCATAGGGTTTCATAGTTTGGTTTTACCAAAAACCTGTAAAGATGCAACTGTTATTTTTTGATTAATTTGTAAATCTTCATTTGTAGTGTCTGTATCATTATTTGCTACATCAGCATCAAATTCTTCTTTTGATGCATATTTCTTTTGAGTTCTTCTATTAATTACTTCTTCTTCAGCTTTAGCTGGAACAACTGGTACCTCTTCACCATTAATTATTACTGTTTTTTGTGTCATTATGCTCTTCCTTGTTTGTTATACTTTTTATAACACCTTTTTTCATTTTTGTTAAGAGTCTTCTTATGACGTCTTGGACGCTTACGGGGTTTTGCTCTAGGTACGAATGAAGAAAAATTTTGTTTAGCCATTTTCCTGTGATCTATCTAATAAAGCATAACTTACAGCTCCTGTTATTTCATTTGCAGTATCTGCTTGCATTTTAAGAACATCGTCAGCTTCCATATTTAAAGTATTACTTATCATATTTGTATATTCTGCTGATAAAGTTTGGTGACTTATCTCAACGTCTGATCCACCAGATTTTTGCAAATAAGTATCTAAGACCACACTTCCTCCGGCCTTATGACTAGCCTGCACTGTTTTTACAAGAATAGTTGCATCTGCAGGACATGTTAAAATAGTAGTAAGATTAGTTGTAGTTAAATCGAATGTTTCGCTTTTGTATCTTATTGTCATGACATAAAGTAATTAAAGGAATCTTGTTCGTTTTTCAAGTCCTGTTGATAAGAAGTATTTAATTGATTTTCAACAGTGGCTAGTGCTTGGTTAATTTGTCTAAACCCTTCCGGAGAGTATTCGGGTTGTGGTTCTGGTATGTATACGTTTATCTTAGCCATTATCTTTTTCCATCAGGGTTAACGTCTGCTCTAAAAGTTCCGAATCTCCAAGTCTCATTAACATTATTATTTTGTATTTTTAAATTAGCTAGTCTACCTCTTGCTCTAGTATCTATTTTTTCTGTTGTAGAGTTTATAGTAAAAGGCCCTAATTGGGAAGAAGTCCCTGTATCAATTGGGAAGTCTTTTAAAAATATTGTAACTACTGCATTCCCTTGTAAATTTTTAAAATCTGGTATAAATCTACTAACTCTCATTAGATATTCACCATCACCTCCTGTGGGTAAATCAAAATCCCCCGATTGAATATAAGCTGCGATAGCTGTTTCTGTTCCATTTAAAGCTATTTCATTATTACCAATCTCATGGGCATAATATAAAGAAGAGCCAAAAGTATTAGTTGCACCACTTAAATTTGATATAGTAGGTATAGCAGTTGAATCATAATATGTTGCATAAGGTACATCATAAGTACTTGCGTCTGCATAAGAACTTCTAGCTAAAGTCATTGTAGACCAGTTATTCTCTACATAATTATAAACAACCGATCTATCATTTTGAACTGCTGGACTACCTAAAGGAGTACCTGCTGGATAAAACCAAACTATTTCATTGAATAAAGAGTTGTGTGAAGCATAAATAATCTCACTAGAGGAATAATTAATACCTTCATTAGATCCAGTGGTCGTGAATACAAAATCTTCCACAAGCGATGGAAGTAATTTAACTGTACCATCAAATACAAAAAAGCCTCCGCCGGCACCCATCCAGAAAACTTTACCATCTGCATAAACAGCAGCATGCTGTCCAATACATCCACAGTTAGAGCCCACTTGTCTTATTGAGAAAGTAAAAGGGGGTCCTACAAACTGCATTTGATAAGCAGCTTGATCTGTTAAAATTAAGTTGTAATCTTTACCTGAAATAGCAGCTACAATTTTATTTCCTGTATCTAATCTAAAAGTTCCTGCCGTATTAACTGAAGTAGGTTCATATATATTATAATTCTCTTGATCACTGAATCTAATAAACATAGGGTCTTGTGTTGATGTGTCACCAATAGTTGTTTCTGTCCCAAAGTGAACTACGTGCCTATCCCTATCTGAAGTTATTGTTGATCTTGTGGCAGTTGGAGCACCTACCATAATAACTGCTCTCTGTTCTAAAGGATTTGAATCAGCTGGATTCCAAGTAAATGTTTTACCATCTTTAATTGTTGCAATTAATTGTTCTCCGAAGTTATCTAAAGACCATGAACCTGGGTCTAGAATAATAGTTGAGCTAGTTGTACCTGACCCCCAAGAAAGCCTGCTCCAATTACCTGTACCCCAACCATAACCATAAGTTTGAATTGTTGGACCAATATCTTCGTAAGGATTTATTGTAGCTCCTCCACCTGCCGTCATTCCTGTTCCAGTTTCAGTTGTTGTCATTTGAATTGTAAAAGAATTTGTAGCTATTGTAAGAATTTCAAAAGTATTTGTTGTAAAATCTGTTGTATTGTATCTTGTAACTGTTGCTTCTCTTACTGCAGTTGTATCTACATGAGCTACGGCAGTGGTACTATTAGTACCTCTTGTGCAACCTGTTAGGTCATTTGTAGATATACTCGCATAGGTTATTAGCTCATCCCCTATTCTTACCGTTCCGGCGGCAGAAAAACCTGATGCACTCGTTAAAGTTATTGTAGTATCAGAATCTGTTATAGCACCATTTAAAGTTGTAGTTTGTCCAGGCACTGTTACAGAACTTAAAGTAATATATTCCCCGACATCCAATGGGTGTGATGTTTTATTTACAGTTACAATATTTGATCCGTTGGTGCTTGTAAAAGTTGCACCTGTGATTGCTGTTGCTAGTGGAGTAATATCGTAAAATTTATCTTCATAATAAATGTATAATGCTTTTGATGTACCTAGTGCTGCATATCTTCTACCTTCTAAATCATTCCAAGTATGTTGAGCACGCGTAGGCCCTGCAATAGTTTCTTGTCCAATAGCGGTATAGCCACCTATTTTTTCTGGTTGACCATATCTAAATCTAACAAAATCACCATCTATCCACTGTCCTTCAGCACCCGATGGGGTATCTGCTTTATTAATACCTGGTGCTATTTTTACATTTGTTAAAGGCATAAAGCCATTTTACATCATTTTAGAGCTTCATCCAAGTAGACGGAGAAGGTATATTATGTTCAGATTTTACACCCTCTTTCATAGTTAACATGATATCCCCTGATATAGATAGTCTTGGAGTATCTTTATTATTCTTACCCGTCTCATGAAACATCATTGAAGGGAATATAATTACATTGCCTGTCTCAGCTGGGTATTCAGCTTTACCGTAATTACTGTTATCCCACTCTGTAAAATAAGGATCTCTTTTTGGTATTGTTAAACCAACTTTATGTGCTTCATCATCTAGTAAAAACAAGTTACCTTGTTCATGAGCTTGTGGGTAGTAGACAAAACTAAAATGACTGCTCATGTGTCTGTGGTAAGAAATGAACTGTTCTTTAGCGGATAGAGTTGCCCAAGACTTTGTAATATAAACTTCAAATAAATCTAAGTTATATTTTTGTGCAGACAAACAACCTTGTATAACTTTAGTTAACTCAATATATAATTCTTTAAATCTTTTATCTTTGTGTAAGTTATCATCTATTGATTGTAATTCTTTTGGTTTTACATCCGTGGTCCGTGAGTACTGAGAATTGGTTGGAGTAATATCTTTAGTGATGATAGGTACAATTTTTTTATTAATCTCTTCGAAGTTTTCTAACTTAGTTATGTATACAGGATAACCAAACCATTTAGATATATTTGCCATAAGGCACTATACTAATTTACTCTTAAAAATCTATACTGAATTTCACCTGTTCCGCCTGAGCCCCCTTGAGTAGATCCAGGGCCATATTGAGCTCCACCACCTCCTCCCCCAGAACCTCTTGTTCCTGCTGATCCATTAGTTGATGAACCTACTGGAGAACCTGCTCCACCAGAAACATTTCCAGAATAAGAAGCAGCCCCTGTAGAACCACCAATTTGACAGTTATCTCCACCGCAGTTACCGTTGTTTCCCCCAACAGCACCATTTCCATTACTATTAAAAGTACCTGTTGGACCTGAAGTTAATGTAGTAACTGATTTAGTGGCTCCGTCTGTATCTCTAAAATTTCCTGAAGTGATTACAGATCCTGAAATTGTATTTGAACCTGCGGTTCCTGCTGTGTTACTTCTTAAAGGGCCTTGTACACCACCTCCTGAAGCTGAAGCTCCGCCACCGCCAGTTAATGTAAATATACTTCCCGTTGTGGATCCAGATATAGTTGTGCTAGCACCTCCGCCTGCACTTCCACTATAAGTACCTGTGCCATTTGCACCAGATGAACCGACACTATAAGAGATTGTTTCACCAGTAGTTACAGTAAATACTTTATCAGATACATAAGCTCCTGATCCACCACCTGCACCTGCTGATTCTCCGCCTGCTTTATCATAATCAATACCCCGCATTGCACCACCACCACCGCCAGCACTTGCTTGAATGTGAATTGCGTTAGCACCATCTGGTACTGTAAATGTTCCTGAACCTGAACTTAATGTTTGAACTGAACCTGCAGTGAAAGCTGCAAATACTAACTCCCAAGTACCAGAGTTTTTAGCATAAATTTCATCAGCTTCTTCCCATACTCCGGAAACTTTTCCATAAGCATTTTCTACTTCTTCAAATGTTCCTGAAACCTTTGCATAGGTATTAGCCATTATTAATTATACCCCAATGCTTCATCTGTGTTAATTTGATCAGGATCAGCTAAAATATCAATTCTTTTAATTTTAACAACATTACCCTTTTCATTTCTAAAAACTTGTTCAACATCTTTAATGTTTGAGCTTGAGTTGTAGTTTTCTTCTAAACTACTAATCTCATTAGTTGAGTAATAAAATTTATAAGTAGCCATTTAAAACCTTATGAATATTTAAACCAAATATCCCCATCATTACCTCCCGAAGGGGCTGCTGTACTAATTGTAAATTTTCTTTCAAGTTTTGCAGCGGTTACTGCATCATTAACTAATTGAGTTGTGTCGACAGCATCAGCAGCTACTTTTGCGTTAGTTACCGCATCTGCTGCAATTTGATCTGAGTCCACTGCATTATCCGCTATTTTAGCATTTGTAACAGCGTCATCAGCTATTTGTGTAGTTCCAATAGTTCCACCTAAAGTGTTAAGGGCTACTTCATTTACATTTGTTCCGTCAGAATAAGCCGCATGAATTTTACCTTCGTCTAGTTCAAAACCCGTTCCAGATACCGTTTTAAAAGTTAAAGTGTTTCCGCTATGGGTAGTACCATCTTTTAAAATATAAAATTTTTCGATTGAATCAGGAATGGTAACAGTTCTAGTTCCTGCTAGGGTTCCTGTAAAACTAAGAACCATATTTCTAGCATTAGAAATAGAAGCATTAGACATTACTAGAGCTACATCACTAGCTGCTACATCAATTGCTTGATAACCTGCAATTGCTTGTTGTACTAAATCTAGGTTTGTATTTGTTTTAGTTCCCCATGTACCGGCATTTTCGCCAGTTGCCATAAGTTCTAATTTAAGATCTGCAGAATATGTTGAAGCCATGCCTTATTATATCCTTACTATGCTGCGATATCAACCTCAACCCAATTATTTGAAACCCCTTCATTTACTTCAGTCCATGTATTTGTTACATCAGGGTCTACATTTGACCATGCAGTAATTAGTGGTGAATTTAAAGAAGTATTTAATTGAGATCCGGTAACAGGTACTTCTGTAATTACCTCAACAGTTACTGAATTTATTGTAGTGGTTAATTGAGATCCTGTAGTATCAACAGGAGTGTTTATATCTATGGTTTCTATACCAAGTGTTGTTGTTAACTGTTGTCCCGTAACACTAACATCAGCGTTAGCTGTTGTTGTAACTGATCCTGTATCTAATTCAAGTTCTTGTTCAGCACCTGATATAACACTAGTGTTACCTTCTGCTGAAACAGAGTAAGTTCCTATAGTCCAGTTTAATTGTTCTCCAGTAACAGAAACAATTACATCGACAACTATGTTTTCATCCCCTAAAGATAAAGTTAAATCTTCTCCGGTTACATTTACAGGAGTGTTTAAATTAATAGTTACATCATCAACAGAAGATGTTAAAGGGATACCTGTCAGATTGACAATAGCACCTGCGATAACTGTTGTATTACCAATAGCTGTATTAAGTTCTATACCTACTACATCTACATTAACATTAGTTCCCCCTAATGAGGCTATCGGTGATTGGGATAAAGTTGTTATTCCTAACAATGTAAACTCCTATAATTTTATGAAGGAAGCAGCAAGACATGTGGTGGATGCCCCTGCCTCCATTATAAAATTATATCACTATAAACTTAAAGTATCAATTCTGTTAAATCTTTATTTGAACCTATTGTACCTTTATAAAAAGTATTAAAAGCTAAACTTATTCTAGTATTAGTGCCTTGTTTGGTTTCTACTTGATGAGTGGTTGATGATGGAAACATTACTAATTGACCAGTTTCTAAAGGAAACCACCAAGTTTCAGAGTTCCATATATTAAAATCTTTTGTTTCAGGTTTTATTTGCTGGTAGCCTACTGGATTTGAAAATTTAATTTTATCATTTTCTTTGTCACAATCAAAATATAATACACCAGATACAACTGAATTTGGGTGTGCATGAATATGATGATATTGATTTTCTTCTGTATAGTTTAACCAAGATTGAGTTATATAAAGTTCTATATTGTTTTTAGGGGAGATAATTTTTTCAAGATAATCTTTACAACATTGATCTAAAAATTTTTTAATATTTTTAAACTCTTTTCTATTTAAAATGTAGTTATCTTTAGTGTTAATATTTCCTTCATTTTTACTACAATGTTTTTTTTGTTCATTTACAAATTGTAATTCTTGTTTTGTAAATTTTCTATCTATATTTGACATATAAATAGGTATTGGAAATAAATTTTCAATAATAGGTTCTTTCATATTATTAACAAATTAATAAATATTTGTTAAATCCCAATTTTGATTTTCTTCATTCCAAACATAACGCCAACTATGAGTTTCAGCTGTATTTTGATCTTGTTGTTCAGAATTTAATGTTGGCATATTACCAATAGGTGATTCCCAAATACAAGTAGTTTCATTTAATATCCATGATGCGTAAGGTTTAGGTGCTATAAAAGCATCTCTATCTTCATCATAAGTATAACCAATACTAGCATGATTTTTTCTAAAAGGTGTTCCACCATTATCATGTACTCCACTATGAGTATTATAAGAAGTCTGAACCCAAATAGACCAACCAGTTAATTTAGTTAGAAAATCTATTCCATTAACTTCTTGTTCAACTCCATTACTATCATGTAGCACTTCATTAACTACTGATTGAACTTCTATTACTTTATTGTTTAAACCTATTTTTGCGAATGATGCCATTATGATGTGTAACTCCCTGAACCATTAAATGTTAAAACTGTTTTTCCACTAACTCCTGTAGCAACTGTTGGAGAACCTGATGTAGTTCCTGAATAACTTGCGTCTGGCATACTTAAAATAACCACACCTTTACCACCAGCACCACTTTGACCAGAAGAAAAAGCTCCACCACCACCACCACCAGTATTAACTGTTGCATTACCACCTGCTGGAGAACCACTTCTAGCACCTGTTCCACCACCACCAGCACCACCAGAAGCAACTGGTAAAGTTGAACGACCTCCACCTCCTCCTCCTGCTCTTGTTACTGCTGAACCAGTTATTGAAGATGATGTTCCTGCACCACCAGTTGAAACATCAGAACCATTTACACCAACTGCACTTGCACCACCTCCACCACCTGCTCTATTAGGAGAAGTTTCTGAAGTTCCACCATTGTTGCCTTGACTTGGAGATGTACTTGGGGTGTTACCTGCTCCAAAAGAAGTATCATAATAAGCACCACCACCAGAACCACCAGTTCTACCATTAGTCTCATAAAAACCACCACCACCTCCACCTGTACTTGTAATTGTAGATAAACCAGTTCCAGATATTGATGAATTTGAACCATTATTAGACGCAATGGGACCACTTGAAATTGCTGCACCACCATCACCAACTGTAACTGTAATTGAATTTCCAGAAGATGCAGTTTGAGTTGATGTTCTATAACCACCTGCACCACCACCCCCTCCTTCAGAGAAACCACCAGAACCACCACCTGCAACAACTAAAAACTCTATACTATAAGGAGGAATAACAGGAGCATCTACTACAGCATCATCTTCAGTTGGAATCCAACCTTGTGTAGCACCTGAATAAACTATTCTTAATGATTGACCATTAGTATTATATTCAACCGTTAAAGCATCTGTATCACCTTGATATTTTAAACCATTGCTATCTATTATAATTTTGTTTGAACCCCAAGTTCTAGCATAATCTACAAAAATTAATTCATCACCAACACTTGCTGATGCTGGAAGTGTAATAGTACAAGCATTAGAAGTCGTATCAATCCAATATCCATTTCCTGCAACTGCTGTTAAAGTTGCTGCTGTAACAATTGAAGATTGCCAAGCAATTCCCGCTCCTTCTAGAGTGGCCCCACCTGCAACAGAAACTGTATCTCCTGATGCTCCTAATGTTACTGTAGTTCCTGCTTTAGAAATAACGACTGCACCTGCAGAATCTTTTAAAGTAGAAGATTTTAAATCACCTGTAACAGCTATCGCCGCACCACTAGGCACATTAAAATTATCGCCACTATCTCCTAGTGTAACGTCAGTACCGGACCGTGGACTAATTTTATTTACTTTTACTTCGCTCATATTATTCTATTATATCCCAATTTTGATTAATTTCATTCCAATTATATCTGTTTTCTGTGTCAGGTAAAGCAACAGGTGCTTCCCATTGACAAGTAGTTTCGTTTAATATCCAACTATTAAAAGGTTTTTTAGGTATGAAAGCATCTCTATCTTCATCATAAGTATAATCTATTCCTGCAAAGTTTTTTCTTTGACTTCTGTCTTTAAAAGTTTGTACCCAAAACGGATAGTTAGTATGTTTCTGTAAATATTCTATTCCAGCTTTTTCAGTTGGTACATATTTATCACCAATATGTGTTGTTTCAACAACCTTACTATTTAAACCTAATTTTGCAAAATATATCATATTATGTTACCAATGTTGCTGGACTTGCTGTCCATGTTATAATTGTATCTGAACCACTTACAGCTGTTGTATGAGTGCCTGTTACAGTAATTATATTATAATCGGAAGTTGATAGTCTAACGATAACAACTCCATTTCCACCATCACCTCCAACAAAGTTTGTTCCATTATAAGTTGCTCCACCACCTCCACCACCTAAACCATCTGTACCATTTCCACCAACAGCACCAGGTGATGAAGCTGATCCAGCATTTCCCCCACCTCCAGTTCCACCAGAACCTACTGTTCCACCATTATAAGTTGCACCGCCACCGCCTCCAGCATAAATAACTGCTGAACCTGTTATTGAATTTGAGTTTCCATCACCACCATCACCACCAACGGTAGTTGTACCATTGTTTCCAACTTCGGAAGCTCCTCCACCTCCACCAGAACCATAATTGGGTCCACCTAATCCTGTTCCACCAGCAAATCCTTGACTTGGGGTTGTACTAGGTGTGTTTCCAGAACCTGAAGTTTTAGTAATACAACCACCTCCACCAGAACCTCCATCTTGTCCATTAGCAGCAGTAGAAGAACCACCTCCACCACCACCTGTTGCAATAACATCTGTAATGTCTGCACCTGTAAATGAACTGTTATTACCACCTGTTCCAGTAGTTCCAGTAAGAGTAGCTCCAGCACCACCTGTGCCAACTGTAATAGTATAAGTATTTCCATTACTTAAAGTATAAGCTGAACCACCATAATTTGTTAGATAACCACCAGCACCTCCACCAGCACCAGCAATAGTATTTGGACTCCAAGTTGAACCACCTCCACCGCCTCCAGCGACAACTAAATAATAAGCTGTTCCTTCAATTTGCGGTGTTTTATTAGTTACATCATCATCAACTGTTGGAATCCAACCTTGAGTTGCTCCTGAATAAATAATGTTAACTGATTGACCATCTGTATTATAAATAGGATTAGGAGATGTGTATCCTTGAAAATTTAATGAATTTTGATTTATTGTAACTGCGTTGGTTCCCCATGTTCTTAAATAGTCTGTAAAAATAATTTGGTCTCCAACACTTGCTGATGCTGGAAGTGTAATAGTACAAGCATTAGATGTTGTATTAATCCAATAACCATTACCAGCTACTGCTGTTAAAGTTGATGCTGTTACAATACTTGATTGCCAAGCAATTCCTTCGAAGAACCCTGTAGCCGTTCCGTTATTAGCTAAAGTAGCACCACTAGGTATTGTAATAGTGTCCCCAGATGCTCCAACTGTAATTACATTAGCATTTTCGTTGATAATGTTATTACCGTCTTGGTCCTGAACTGTGTCTACTTTTATTATGCTACTCATTATTCTCCTTTGGATATTTAGCTTTAACTGCTAGGCAGTCGTCAATATATTTTTGTACTTGTGCCATTACTCTCCACCTCCATTATCTATTACTGTTCCACCATCTGCTATCCATTCTTGGATTGCTTGGTAATCTTTGTTTGCTTCATCTAGTGGTACTCCATATTCTTTACCATTATTTAAAACCATTTTGTAACCAACTATTTCATTAGTTACATTATCTTTTATGTTATAAACATTTGTAATCATAATTCTGAATCATATCCTATTGTTGAATTTGCTGCTGGAATTACTGGTTCATTATCTTGTAAACCAGTAAAACCACTATTTGCTCTAGAAGTTACTCCTGTATCGTCTGTAACAACAGATGTTGCTGTTACTGAACTTGAAATTGCACCATTACCAGCATCACCATAATAATATTGATAAGTTCCAGCATCAATAGTTGGTGCAGCTCTTAAAGGAGTTACAGTAAATAATTTAATACCCAGGATTGCAGATGTGCCATTAGCTCTAGCTCCAGCAAAATAACTGTTTTGAACTATTTGTTGATAATACCTCTGACATCTTCTTTTATTCACATCAACAGGCAAGAACTCAAAATCAGATGCTGATGTTCCAGCTTCTAATTGTACTCCTGTAATGTAAAATTCGTTTGATGTGCTGTCTGCTATGTTCACTTGACCTACTGCTCTATCAGTTGCTGTTAAAGTTCCCCAAGATGTTTGTAAAGTACCTGATGTATAATCAGTTCCAGCATATAACCAATTTGCTAATCTTAAACTTGTACTATTATCATTATCAAAAGCACCAGATGTATCTCCAGCAAAAGTTAAAGTTTTCTTTTCCCAAGTATCAGCAACATCTATAGTGTAAGATTTACTTATTGCTCTTGCGTTATCCATATCTCTTAATTCAGAAATATAAGTTCCTGTTTTATTTGATTTTACCCAAAATGAAAGAGTTGTACTTTCAGCGTTTGCTGTTCCTTTTTTTAAATATTGTAAATTTTGACCTTCAATAAATTGACTTATTCTTAATGCATCTGAACTACCTAAACTTGCATCAGCAGTTGTACAATCCATTTTTAAAGAAGTTGCAAAACCTTGACCAGTTGGTACATCAGTATCTTGTGACATTGTAAATGTACCACCAGATGAACCTGCACTACCTATTTGAAATCTATCAACTGTATAATAACCACTTCCAGTTATCCCAGTAACAGAAGTAGCTCTTTGAGCCTGTGAAAAATCTCCATTGATGATGATGTTTCTAAATGGATTTGGATTATATGCTAATTTAGCAGTGGTTACACTATCATCAATTAATTGTGATGCGTTAATAGTTTTATTCGTTAAAGTTTGTGTGCCAGTTGTTGTAACAACTGTTGCAGGTAGAGTATTAGTTGCTGCACTTGAATCAAATGTTGCACCTGCGGGTACAGTAATAGTATCTCCAGAAGCACCTATTGTTAGGTCTGTTCCTGATTGTGGTTCTACTGCATCTACTTCTATTTTGCTCATTATACGATTACCAATGTTCCTGTTATAGTTTGTGCTCCAGTAATTGTTACGGGTCCTGCTAATACTCCTGAATCTAAAGTTTGATCTTCATCTAAAGTAGATGCATGAGTGACTACATATCCTGTGGCTTCCATTACTGGAGACATAGCTTTCTTTGCAGGGATTGTACAAAATACTTCTTTTGCACCCGCTGCAAAATCAATTTTAGCTGTGGTACCTAAGTTATTACTTATGACTGTGTCTCTTGATAAAGTGTCTGTTGCAGCATCGGTTACTGTACCAACACCAACTTCAAATTCATCTGTTCCAGTGTTTGTAATACAATAATACGTAGTATTAGTATTACCTACACCCGATACGAATGAAATAAAATCATCAGAAGCACCTGCTAGGTCGAACGTTCCTGTTCCAGTAGTGGTACTTGTTTCTTTAACTCTATCGTTAATGACAAGGGCCATCTATACTCCTAAGCTATTCTTAATATTGCTGCTGTTGTCGTAAATGCTGGGAACTGAATAGTGAATGTTCCTGCAGTTGCAGTTTTAACTCCACCAAAATCTAAAACACAAACTGCTTTTTTACCGTCTGTACTATTATAAATTAAAGCCCCTTCAGCTGATAAAGTTACTCCAGTAAATGATAAGTTTGCAAAATCAACAATTGCAACTCCTGATGCAACTGATGTTTCTTGTGATTGTAGCTGTGATCCTTTAGCTGTGTATTGCCCTGAATTAGCTACTTCACTACCTGTTGTGTAAGATGTTGTTGCTGCGTTAATTGTTGCTAATGATGTGTATAACGCTAAATTAAATGCGTCGCCACCTGAAGCTAAATCGTGAACTCCGTCTAATAATTCTTTTTTAAATGAATTACATACTGCTTGTGTTATTGCCATAATATTTCTCCTTTAATAATTTATCATGAATTAGGTGAAGGCGAAGGCACTTTTATACGTGGTACACCATCATCAAATTCAGCACGTCTTCTTCTTCCTATTTGTTGAAGAGCAAACGCTTGTATTTCTTCATTATACTTCCCTTTATAGAGATTGTACATATCTAGGGGTCCTTTTAGATAAGAAAAAGCTTCAGTTAAAACACCGTGAAGCAGTAAAGATTCTTGATACTGAGATAGATAATTTGTACTTGTTGAAGTAAATCCAAGAGGATCAATTATATAGTTTAATTGAACTGCATAAGCTTGATCTGGAGTTGGAGCTACAACAACATTATCGTCATCCCAATTAGCATAATACTTAGGTTTACCTGTAGCACCAGAACTATTATATTCTGAGATAAAACTAGTATCTCTTTTTTCCATAAAATCTCTAGTTCCTGTTTGATCAGTAGTAGAGAATATTTGTAATGATCTAATAATTAAAAAATCAGCAGGCATAACAAGATACCTTTTATCAGCTGTAAATGAAGAAGTAGCGTACTTTCTAGTTTCATCATAATCTACCGCACCTGCAATCCCTAATTCTGTGTTTCTAATAAACTGTTGGATTAGAGTGTCTGTTAATACATTAGCATCAACCTCTGTATAGCTTCTTACTTGTGTTAAAAAATTTGAATAAGTTATTGCCATTATGTAATACTAATTACTACCTTTCCTACTCTAGTTCCTATTTGTCTTTTATTGTTTTCTTCTAATGGGTCCGTAGAAGGCTGCATACCATTTGAAGTAAATTGTCCAGGCCAATATTGTGGGTCTAAATAAACTGTAACCGGAGCTGCTCTTTGAGGTCTAGCATTCCATAACGCTTGAGGATCCGCCATATGTGGTTTTGGATCTAGTTGTGGATGCTTAGCTTCAAATTCAGATGTATGTACCCATGAACCATTCCATTCTTTTACCATTTCTAAATACGGAAAAGCTTGTCCTGATCTATCTGATATTGATTGAGAGCGTTTTCCTTTTGCGTAAGCCATTATGATCCTTGTGGGTAATAGACATTAGGTGTGATATAAACAGAAGTTCTCTGTCCATCTTCTTCTAATGCTCTTTTTAATTCATCTTCATATAATAATTTTAATGCTTGAATTCTATCAGGTGCAATTTTTTGTGATAAGTAGAAAGCTAATCCAGATACCATACAAGGAAAAAATCTAAAAGGCATATCTGAAGTATTAGTGTAAGCCCCTACATCTTCAATTCTTGCAAGATAGTAATAGAATATATTACTCACGGCGCTCGTAGCAGGCGCCAGATATAAACTTATAGTTGGATTAATTTGTCTATTAACATAATACTGCGAAGGTGTTCCTGCTATAGTCTTATCAGGTATCGCAATATACTCAGATCTAGATACTTTTGTTAATGTTTGTTGATTACCGCCTGTTGTAGTTACAACAGCTTCAAGTACATCATTACAATCACTAGGTGTGTTATAAGTTACTTGTCCATTAATAAGTGTTGTAGTTTCAGATTTAACTTTCCAAAGGTTAATACCTCTGTTACCCCATTCAGAAAATAGTAAGTTTAAACTTCTTCTAGCAGAACGAATATCGTTACCTGAATTAGTTCTTACGCCACATCTTTCGTAAGCTTCTTCAATAACTTCATCGATTGTAATATTAAAACTTGTAGTTCCTGATGTAGCCATTGCATCCTTATACTAAGATTGCTTTTTTCAAACCGTTTGGTAAGTTTTTTTGTCCGCCAACAAGTTTACCTGTTTTAGCATTCATCATTTTACCATATTTAGCTTGACCAATTTGTCCAGTCATTTTATAGTTTTTGTGTCCACCACCAGCAGACATACCGCCTGACATTTTCTTTTGCATCTTCATAATTATTTTACTCCCTCAAATTTACCACCTTTAACAGCGATACCCATACCACCGCAAGATAGATTGATTATTTTATTTTTAGCTGCAGCTTTTGCAGCACTATCCTGTTTGTCACCTTTGACAGAATCCGTTGCTTCTTTTAATGCTTTTAAGTAAGCTTTATATTCAGTTGCTTCATCCATTACTTTAATAAATCTCCATAATAGTTTGTTAAATTTTTATTTGATAAATCTATTCCACCTGAATCATGCTTAATAAATTTACCTTGATAAGCTTCAGTTACATGTGATCCCTTACTAGCTTTCTTAACACAGTTAGGAACTTTTCTTCCACCCTTGGATTTCATTCCAATCATTTCATACCCTTCCCAACAAGGTCCTTTTTTAGCCATTTAAATCTCCTTTTGTGCCGCGGCATTCAGAGTGTATAACTTCTGCTGTTTGCGGTTATATAACTTCTTTGATTGTATCACCTTAGGGCTAAACAGTAAACGTCTTTGCAAGAGGGTTCTTGCGACCGGGTTTCTTTTCTTTATAGACTTTTCCATGTGTTTTTGCGATTACTTTATCAAATTTTCTTTTATCTGATGACCCTAGACCAGGTTCTAATTGTCTAGCCATCTGTGCTCTTGTTATTGCCATTATAAATCTACTGCCTTTCCTATTATTGGTTTATATTTAGTTTTACCCTCTTCTCTAAATGCATGCAAGAACTGCTTCCTAGGTTTATCTTCAACATAACTACAATGACACCACCCGCTGTTAGGTTCTCCTTTTTTGTAGAACTCGAGAATCATTTGATCAAAATCAAGATTACTATATATCCAATCGCAGAGCTCTGCATTATCAACTCCTGGACATTCGAAATCAACGGCTTCCGCATCACAGTGCTGACTATTAACTGAACTACCGATTGCAACTGATAACTCTGGAGATCTATAACATGATGTCACAACTACAGGACCAAAATGATCTCTGACGGGTTGTAAAATATTATCACACAGTAATTTTAGTTTTGCTATCTGATCTGAGTTGGGGTTGTTATCTATGCCCTTACGGACAGCAGTGTCGGATTTAATTAATTCTTGAAGAGTGAAATTTCGGGAAAGATTCATTTATTGACAAGATAAACACTCATCGCTGTCACTGTCAAGATCAGCTAGTGCTTCTTGTTTACATTCATCGCTACAGAACATATCAAATTCTTCTTTAGCTTCGAATTCTTTTGTACATTTTTTACAATTTTTCATTATTTACCTCTAACGGAATCGATGAAATTATATACTCTCCCGAATTGCTTATCAATAGACATCAAATCAGTTTGAATCATGGTTACTGTTAATTGAAGTTCTATGAGTGTGACAAGTGTCCAGGTAGCGAGTCCCATAAGAATCATACCTAATAAACTTATTAACATAGTGTTAGTTTTTCTAGTCATAAGGGTGCCACTAATATTGTTAGTATAATAAATCCAATAATTAAAGCTCCTGTAAAATAATAGTTCACACTAGCACACTCCATATTAATTAGAATCTACTTTATAATTGCAATAATTAACACAACTGCAACAATAATTACTGCTGCTTTGTGATCTGTCCAATAATGCATCGCTGCATCTTTAATTTGTTCTTTAATTTGATCAATCATTCTTTACTCCTTTTTTACACTTACATCTTTTACCAGCTAACTTTTCAGCTATCCATTCACAGATATCATCCATTGCTCCAAAGAATTTATAACAAAATTTATCTATCATGGTTCTAAAAAATATTCCTAATAAAGTTATTAAAAAAACTAATGATAGCATAAGATAAATAAATATATCTACAACACACCAATATATTTTAGACATTACTTCTTAGCTATTGTGTCTTTATTTACGCCCTTTTTAATAATATAATCTTGAGTTCCGTTGGCACCTGTTTCTACTTCTTTTTTAAGGCTTCTAAATAAAATCATTTCTTTTACTTTTTTATATTTTGTTTTTAGGAACTGTTCTATTAATTTTGAATCTCTCATTTACTACCACCAATGTAACCACCAATAACTCCAATTAATCCTGTAACCGACATCTTCATTAAGGTTATTACACTATCATCTACTGGTCTATTTTCTTCTAATGCTACAATATAATCTCCAACAATAATAGTACCTAATAAAATTAGAACACCACTTGTAATTAATAGTATTACTATGTCTTTAAAATTCTTAATCATTAGCACTTCCATCTTCTTCTAGCCTGTCTTATTCTAGAATTAGGATCATTTCTTGTTTTAGCTGATGCATTTTTTAGTTGACCAAGAGATCTTGCACAATAGGACTTTCGTCTTTTTGAAGCTTTACTACCTTTTTTAACCTTACCTGTAACGGCTGTTTTTAATTTTGATCCTGGATTTAATTTTCGGTAAGCTTTAACACCCTTACGTGTCATTCCTGCACCTGATTTAGTAGAACGGTAATTCTTTTTGTTACGCGCAGGCATACCACCTTTAGCGAAACCGTCGATCTCTATACCTAAGTCAGCATAGTAATCCATGTTCTACCTAATATGTTAATCCTGGCGCTGAATATTTATCAGTTAATAATGTGTAAGCAGCAACATTTGTTTTTGTTTTACAAAAAATACCTTTTGGGAAAGGTATACCGTCTTCTGGAAAAGAAAAGTTAATCACATCACCTGAAGGTACATCTCCAACAAACAAAGTTACGCCCGAATTTGAAGTGGTTGTTAATTCTAAAACCCCTGCTCCAACAGCATCGGATGCAATAATAATTCCTCTTAATCTAATTGGCCCTGCAATAATAGCAGTAGCTCCTGCCGCGGCAGTTGATCTTGTTGCTTGTACGTCGCTTTTATATCCCATAATAAATCCTATTATAAACTTTAAATATAGGGGCGTAAAGTACGCCCCTATAAAGTATCTTATTACGCTCCCGGAGAACCGAAGATTCCTCTAGGATCAGACCAACCGAAGCTGTATCTTTCTCTAGCTTTGAATCTAACGTTACCCGTGTCGAAATCACCTTCAATAGCTGTTTTGATAGGACTTCTAATGAAGTTCTTCAAGCCATTTGGTGCATCAGTCATAATGAAGAATGCATCAGTATCAGTCAAGAAGTGGTTAACTCTGTAACCTTCTGGAATCATACCCATGTTCATCATTGCGTTGATGTCGTTTTTCGCAAACGCAGATGATCCACCTGGAGTTGTAGATAAAGGTGAGTTCATAATTCTCTCAGCAGTAAATTGTAATTCTTTTGGAATTATCATTTTTCTACCTTGAAGAGCTATTTTTAACCCTCTTTCGTCTACGAACGCCGCGATGTCAATCAACGATTGTTCTAACGATGTTTCAGACAAGTCAGAAGCAGTAGAAAGTTCATTTCTGAACGTTCCACCTGTAGCTAACGGGTGATCAGTAGTAATAAGTGCTTTACCGTCACCACCATTGTATGAACCACCAGTGTCGAAACCGTTGTTCAAAATGTTAGCTGCTGTGATTTGTTTTGATTGCGCCATTGATCTAGCAAGAGCTCTTGTATATCTGCCCGCTAATCTGTCGTATAAGTTATCTTCAATCGCCTCTTCTGTGATAGCAAATGCTAACGCAGTAGTATTGTGCGTGTATCTTGAAGTATATACTTCAGAAGCTTGGTCAAACGTGACCATAGCACCCTCAGCTTTAGTAGCTGCTGTGCCAAACCCAGATAACATAACTTCTTCTTCAAACGCTCTGTCTGAAGACTCAGTCATGAAGATCTCTGCATGCTCATTGTCGTATCTATTGTATTCCAGGCCGAATAGTGCATTCAATCCTGGCTCTAGTTCTTTAACTAGTTGTGATCGTGATATAGCCATAATTTATATTCTCCTATTATATGCCTGTGCCTTGAGCATAGAAATGGTTATTAATTCTAACCAATACATCTACGTTCACGCTTCCAGCAGTTGAACTATTAGTATCTTGCGATATGTCAATTGCTTGAAGAACAGTTCCACTTACAGTTAAGCCAGAAACACTGTAGTCCATTTGAACTTCAGATATTCCAGATAAAGTGTTACCTGTTGCTGTTGTTATTGCAAAGTTTTTGAAGATGTCCGCAACTGCGAACGCTCCATCAGAGTCAACTGAGTAGACTACATCTGGATCATCAACGACAGTAGCGACAATGTCACTAGCGTTAACTGTTCCTGGATAATAGTTTTTCCAAGTTGGTTTCTGAGTAGTAGGGTCAGTGTAAAACACTCCGTTAAAAACGCCCACAACAAGATCAGAAGTATTAGCAACCGCTCTTTCGATTCCACCACCTGTAACAGGTTTTACCAAGTCACCTTGATAAATTGGCGTACCGTAGTTCGCTGCTATTCTATATCTGTTTTGCGCATTAATAAAAGGAGAGCCATCTAACTTTCTTACAGGTCTTAGACCATATTTTTCAGCTGTGTTAGCCATAGTTATTTTCTCCGTTTAGTTGTTTACTTTTTTTTGGAGTGAACATTACCAAATCATTAGGATTTGTTTCCACCACCAAAAGTTACGCGAGATTGTCTATCAATATTGATAGGCATCTCAGGTCGTTGTTCCTTCATGACATCGTTGTCCACCGCGTCGATTCTTTCTTGAGTAATTCTTTTGAAATACTCAGCACGGCTTTTAACAATTTCTTCCGGTATCCTTCCCAACACAAGGCCAGCAACCCCGATCAAACCTGCGTAAGTTCCCTGAGCTATGACTGGATAATTATGATCACCTGTAGAATTTTTCAATTCTTCTGCTCTCACAAATTCCCAACCTTCCCTCATTTTTTTAGATACGTTAGCCGTATCTTGAAAACCCATACTCTCGGTTCTTATCCATCTATGACAATAACCGTCTGGCGCAGGTGGTGCATCCAGAGATGATGGTGGCGTCCATGGTTGTAGTCTCTTTTTTTCGACTTCAACAGACGCGCGCGAAGTTCTATTTATTTTATCACTCATTTGCTATTCCTCCTTCACGAATTTAGCGTATTCTTCTAGTGGCACCCCTAATTTTTTGGCAATAGCCACCTGTGACTTGGTGAGTCTCACAGATCTACGTCCCTGCTGGGTTCTACCGGCAGAAGCAACTTTTTGGACGGGTCTTCGTTGCTCTTGAGTAACGAAACGGTGAGGGAAATTTTCCTTCATTCGTTTGTTTATCTCATTATAATACTCATCGCTCTCTACATCAACACCTATGCCCACTAGATCTTCGTGCACCGTCATTGCTGCATTGGTCATGATTTTATCATTACCAAACCACGTATTATCACCTGCCCAATCCCTAGCTCGTGTACTAGGTTGTGCGGGGACTACGTCCTGTTCTGAGTATTTTGGCTCTTCTTTAACGCTATTCTTTTGTTCCTCAAGCTGTTTTAATCTTGACTCTCTATCGGCAAGTTTAATTCTAGCTTTTTCTTTTTCAATAGATAACCGAACAAGTTCGTCGTTTGATTCCATGATTTTATCTGGATCATTAGTTTCAATCGCTTCTTTCAGTTTTCTTTTGACTTCTTCTCTTTGAGAATCAACTCTAGCGTCAAATTCAGTTAAGTATTTTTCATCTGCAGAATCATATTTAGATTCAGAATCCTCATACTTTTTTTGTAAACCTTTAGCAAAATCTAAAGCTGCCTGTTCTCTTCTTTCAGACTCTCTAAATTTTCTTGTAAGTTTATCAATTCTCTTTTTGACTTGATCTGAAACTTGAGTAAGGTCTTCTACCTCGCTTTTTGTTTCTTCTTGTGGTTCTTCCTGAACTTCTTCATATGCAACTTTTTCTTTTGGTTGCTCTTTATCGTGATCAGTATAACCTAAATCAACTTCACCAGAATTTAAATTTGGTTCTTTTGATTCTTCCTGTATAGTTTCTTCAACCTGGACGTTTGTTTCCTTTACGTCATCAAGATCAATTTCAACCTCAGGTTGTATGTTAGCTCGCTCCTGTGCATCAGCCATGATGTTTTCTCCTTAACGTTTAATATAAATGCAGAATATCTTCTGGTTTACTTATGGTTGCGATGATTTCATCATCGTTTAAAATACGGTGCTCACCATATTTTGTTTTAAATCTTGAACCGGCATATCTACCGTAGATTACAAATTGTCCTGTTTCACACCAAGGCCCTTTAGGAAATTTATCATTGTCTTGATAACAAAGATCCCCCATCGCAACGACTAAACCAACAACGGTTGTCATTTGAATTGTTTCGCTTGCTGTGTCAGTAAAGATAATTCCACCTTTAGTTTTTTTAGGACCTGAATAAGGTCTAACTAAAAGTCTGTAACCAACTGGTTTCGGTATTAGTTCAAGGTATTTATCAATACCTGCTTTATCAGTAGGTATAGCTGTTTCATTTGAATCAGGTGCAGCCTCACCCTTTTTTTTAATCCCTATTAAAGGATCCGTTTGTATTATCGTCATCGACATTCTCCTCATTTCTCTGCAGGTCTTTAAGATCCTGAAGCAGCGTTTCTAATCCGCTGAGTTTCCCTTTAGCATACTTGAGGTTGTCGATTGTGTCTATACCGTACACTATATCTTCTTTAACTTGTTTAATTTGTTTATTAATATAGTGCTTTATAGCGTCTAGTGTATTTAGATCAAGATTCATTTTTTTCTAAACAGATTTTGTTTTCACCCTCTTCTATAACTAAGAAACCAAAATGTGTAAGAGTTTCGTTTATTAAACTTTGGTTATACTTAGTAAAATCATCAAAAATAAATCTAGTTTTTGGGGCTGCTCTGTTCGCAAACCAAACAGCTTCAGTGATAACATCTTTAGTCATGTGGGGACCATCAAAATGCACAAATGCAAACTTAGAATCCTTATGTTCTGTATGGTTCATAAATTTTGTATCGGTCATGTTACATAAAGTAAACTTACCTTCATTCCTGTAAGAATAAAAATCATTTAGCATTGTATCTCTCATCTGATCCGTGTAATCACAAGTGTAAGAACCTGTGCTATCGTAATGTTGATAATTTAAATTACCGTAAGGATCCACACCAACATGAATATAATTATTAATGATATTATCCATAATAATTTTAGAACCAAGCCCTTCACGAACTCCGATTTCACATGATTTAAAACCTTGGCAATCGAATCCCTTACTCCATTTAATAAGTAATTCATAATCTGTGCTATCACCTCTAATCATATAGTAGTTATAGCAACTATTTACGTTTTGTAAAGATCTGAACTATTTTCGCTTAATTAGATCTGTTGCTTTAAGTCCATAGACACTCGCAATGACTCCTACGAAAATTGTTTGATACCAAAAAGGTAGATTTCCAAAATGCAAAAAGAATAATTCCATTTTTTCCATATGTTCGGGATTATCTGACCAGACTGACCATCCCAGCATTACGATTGGAATTGACAGCAAAAGCAAAATAAATTCGTCCTTCCAATCAGATTGTCTAGCTTCTAGTAATTTTCCAGAATACTCTAATTGCCCACTACTCATTTTTTGTGCATGCATTAACTGTGCATCAGACATTGCTTGTTTAGTCTTCTGACGGTTTGAATATAGGTGAGCTCCAGTTTTTAGGCCCATTCCCAATAGATTTAACCACATCATAATATTGTTCTTTTCTCCTTTTGCATAAATATGGTAGCATCTCCTCCATAAGGTGTAAAGCACGGTAACCTTTTATAGAAAACCTGTAAATATCTTTGTAGTGTGCTTTTTCTTTTTTGCTTTTCTTACGAATGTTTCTATTTGTTTTTAAATATCGTTGAAATAGTATAACAACTTCTTCATCGGACATCTGCACTTCCAAAACTGCTGCAGGAGTGTGTCCTTCTTTCTTTTTTTGAATTCCGAACCAGCCTTCACCTTCGAATAGCCCTGCTAAGAATATTAATTGTTCTTTTTTTGTGAGTTCGTCAAACACTCGATCTTATAACAGATCTTTTATGTATTCGCTACCTTTTTTTAACTCTATTTCTCCACCTGAGGATTTACCAGGTATAGATTTAGGCCCCATATCTTTTAATCTAATTAAACCAAGAACATTACTAGTATTTGCTTCATGTGACATACTAGGATCATATTCTGTTTTCATTAAATTATCAAAAAGTATTTGCTTCTCTGGATTATTTGCTAAAACTTTTTTTGCTGTACTACTTGGCATTTAATAACCTACAAGTTGGACAACCTTTTTTATATTTATCATGTTTATTACAATGTGATTTAACAACAAACGGTTCTTGTCTGCTAGGGGTTACTGAATCAACTATAAACTTCCATATTTTTCTTAACATTATTTTTTACCTTTATGATCACTGTCTTTCATAATTTTACCATTAGGCATTTTGTGATAACCTACTTTTATTTCTTTTTTACTTCCTACTTTTAATTTAATAGGTGGTACTTGTGAATTAGGTCCTTTTTTAGGAGCAACAGTTGTTGTAAGTCTTTTATTTTTTATCATAATAAACTTTTATCTACGTTAGATGATATCACAACTTCACCACCGTCGTCATAAGATTGAAAGTTACTCAAGAATGGGCTTTTTGCTGGTGCTTTAATTTGTGTTGTTGGTGTTTTGCACGGAGGGTTAGTTCCATCAGGACAAGTGTTATTTATACTATTTGAATTATCTCCACCAATTGTTGCAGGACCTGTAGTTTTTTTACCTGTGGTTAACATTTCACCACCAAGGATGTCATCCTTACGAGCTTCTTTTAAATTTTTATTATTGTAAATACCTTTTGAGATTGCATTAAAACCTGCAGTCAAAGGTCCAATTGTTGGTAGTTGAAAAGCACCACTTCTTGCAGTTACTTGATTTGTTTGGTTATTTAGAACATTTCCAGATCCACTCATCGTAGATGTTTTGCCACCTAGGTTTGAATCTCTTCTTCCTACAGAAGTGTTACCCATAGAAGCACTTTTTGCTTGGTTAGACTCATTACCTGCATCCATACCTCCACCCTTAAATTTTCTAATTTTTCTGTTGTTTGCTTTCATTCTGTTTCTCCCTGTTCAGGTCAATTTTTTCTTCTGCAATTCTAATTCTTTCTCCAGCTTGATCTTCTGAAGATTCTAATTTCATTTTATCAAGGTCTATTCTTTCTTCAAACTCTCCGGATTTTCTTTCTTCGGATTCTACATTTTCTTGTGCTTTTCTTTGCATGTCCATAGCTCTTAAATCTAATTCTCTTTGTTTCAAAGCAACTAATGGGTCTTCTTTTTGTCCACCCGCTTCTTCTTGAGCTAAAGCTGTAGTTATCTCAGCAATTCTTTTTGCAACCATAGAATCAAACATAATTTTAAATCCTTTTGGATCCATTTGTGCTTGTTGTTGCATCTCTGGAGATTCTTGTACTAAGTTACCTACTTCTCCATGAGCTTGTAACGCAATATGATCTGAAATATGTCCTTGAAGCAATGCGTACACCATTGGATTTATTTGAACCATTCTCGTAGCCATAAATGCTCTGTGTGCCGCCATATGTGACTCATGATCTTGTTCAGGAAACGCTTTTAACATTTGTGTTTGTAATGCTTTAGCATTTTCAGTCGCAGGATCCTCGGGTTGAGGTTGAACTTCTGGTTTTAGTAATGCATCAATATGTTTTGTACCTAAAGCTTCATAAACTCTTCTGTAAGCCTCTCTTAAATTATGCATTTGTGGATTTGATACTGCAATTTTTAAATTCTCATTCGCTAAAGTTACTCTTTGTGACATAGAAAAGATATTTGGGTCTGCAACAGGAATTACATCTACTCTGTCGTCAAAATCTTTTAATTTTACGAACCTGTCTGCGTTTGTAACTGCGTATGGATACACCGGAGGTAAGTAATCAGCAAAAACTTTTGCTAAAAGTCTAAATTCTTGTCTCATTCCGTAGTAGCAACGTTTGTGGATAGCACTCATGACACGAGAACCACGCTCCAAGAGAGCAATTGTAGTCCCAACAGCTGCTTGTTGGTTTCCATCACCAACTTGCATGTCTGCAATCGATGCAAATCTTTGTCCTGCTTGTACTACAAAGCCTAAAAGTTGAAATAAAGTTCCACTTGGCTCTTTAAAAGGTAAAATTTGAAACTGATCTTTAATATTTCCGCCTGGCGCATCAACATCTCTGAATTCTCCGGGTTGAAAAGGTTGGTCATCATCTCTAATTCTTATTCCTCTAGATTTAAATCCAGCAGGTAAGTTCGCTAAAGTACCCGCATCTAGTAATTGTCTTAATGCTTGAGTAGCAGATCTAGATAAGCCACCAATCATGTGAATTAAACCAAAACCATAGAAACCTAGACCCGGTAAAAACTTATAGTGAACAAAATATTCTCTTCTTGATGCTAAGTCATCATCTTGGTTATAGTTTCTATAAATAGATAATACTTCCCCTGAACCTTCATCAATTGAAACAATGTATGGAAGCTTAACTTCTTTTTCTGCATCTTCTTTTTCAAACTGATTTATGTTTAAATCAATATGCATTTCTAAAATATTGTATTGGTATTCTTTTTCTCCTGCAGGCTTAACACCTTCAAGTTCATTTAGTTTATCTTGTACAGGGTTTTGTTCAGCTTGTTTTGCTATTAATTCTACATCTCTATAGAAACCCGCTTTTTGTTGTTTAAGAATAGTGTTCTCTGACATCTTAACAACGTGTGTAATTCTTTCACAATCTTTTAAATCAGTTGCGTAGTAAGGAACAATTAAATCCTCTGCAGGTACAAATTTTGATACTGCTCTTTGTTTAATCTCGTCGTAGTAAATCTTTTTAAATGCAGACCCTGCTAATGGTAAATAGAATAACATCTGATCCGTGTCTGGAGTGTACTCTTCCATCTCCTCCATTAACATATAGTTCATGAAATCTTTTACACGTTCTGCTTGTTGTTGTGTTTCTGGTGTGTCTGCTCCAATGACAGCTGTTCTTACAGGGCCATCACTTGGTAATAATTCTTTATAAGCTTGTGCTTGAAATTGTGTAACAGCTTCTGATAAGAGCGGATGGGTAACACCACTTGCACCTTGAAATGGTCTAGTATTATTTACATACTTAAACCCAAGTAAATCTAAACCACTAGTGTAAGCCTGTTCCCAATCCGATCTTGAAACTTTGTCTCTTTTATAATCCTGAATAAGTTCAGCAGAGATTCGACCTAATGTTCGGTCATCCATCTCTTCAGCTAAGTTTCTATAAAAGTCTTCTTCGGTTTCTTCTTCTTCTTGAGGAATTTCTTCCTCTCCACCTTCGACTTCTACGTCAACTTCTTCTGTTACTTCTTCTTCTTCAGGAAGTTCATTTTGTTTCTCTACTTCAGCCATTTAACAAATCTTAGTTGGTTTACTTCTTGCTAGTTTGTTTCCTCTTGATTCAACCATAACACCATTACTAGCTTTAATCATTTTACCGTATTTAGCTCCGTCCATTGAACCTAAACCAATACCTGAGTAATCTCCAGCTAATGTTCCGCCTTTTTTAGATGTAGCATTTGGTCCTGGACCTGTGTTAAGTCCTTTTTTTCTATAAACGTTAACTGCATCCATTACTTTTTCTTTAAAGCCTTTTTTCTTTGCAATTTTGCTTATCATTGATTTGTCGCCACCTTCAGTTTTAAGGTAGGCATCCATTTCTTTTTTCTGCCCTAGCATTTTAGATCCCGCATAAGCTGCGACACCTGCTGCTAGAAATTTTTTAAGTTTTTTGCTTGCCATGATAATTATCTCCTATTGTTATAACAGGTTTATAATATCATGCAAATATATTTACGACTAGTCCACCCGTGTTATAGGCTTTAAAAGGCTTATCCACCATTTCTTTATTAACTCTAATAGCGTAAGCATCAAAATATAACCTAGGATCACCTTCCATTATCTTCTCAACCTCTCCGTTATAACGTCCTGCATAATACTGAGCTTCTTGTTCAGTTTTAAAAGCAGCTTTATGTTGAGTTCTTGATTTGTCTGGGTTAAGACCAAATTCTTTTTTAGTATCTACTTGTTGCACAACTTTAAAAGGTTTATTAGGATCTGACTTTGCAACCGGTATTGTTTTAACTTCTGAACCATATTCTCTAGCTATTTTATCCATTGCTGCAGGTAGAGTTGCTTTCTTTTTAGGATCTGTAAAACCTTGTATTGGAACTTCATTATCGTTAGCATCTTTTCTAACCACCCCTTGTCTACCGCCATATCCTTTAAAACCTGCTTTACCTGTTCTTGTTCCGTAAAATTCTATGTCCCCTAAATACTTAGTTCTTTTTGCATGGTGTAAGTATTCAACAGGTGAGATGGCTACCCAATCCACACCCCTGTCTGCTGCATCCTTAATTTGATTTTTAAGAGCATGTGCACCCCAGTTCTCTTTTCCGTAAAGAGGTAAAAAAGGAATCCCGTCTTGAGCTTCTCTGTTTGTTATATTAGATAAGTTAAGTGAGTTAGATCTCATTTCTCTAAATTCACTATTTAATGTATTAAATCTCGCTTGGTCTTCTCTAGTCGCTTTAATCCCTTTAGCTGAAATTGTTTTCATTTCATCAACCATTTTTTCAAGCTTTCTATTTGCAGAAAAGAATTCTATCTCTGAACCAAAAGCATTTTGTACTTTATCCCTTGTTGGATTAATCTTTCTTAGTTTTTGGTGGTAGTCAGATTGTATCTCATCAAGCATCATAACTTTTTGATTCTCATTACCCCCACTTCTAATACTACCTCTTACATGATAAATCTGATTAGGTATTTTTTTCTCACCACTGTTATAGTGTCTATTAAAACCACTACTTAGTTTCTGACCCATAGGTAATTCTTTAGGATAATACACTACATTTTCAAAATACTCATCACCACCCTTAATTCTATACTCACCGTAATTTCCATACTTAGTTTCGAAGCCTTGTGATTTTTGTAATTGTAGTCTTCTAAAAATATCTATGTCTTTTGCTTTACCTGCTTCAGTAATTCTACTTATCTCTAATGGGTCTACCTCAACCCCAAGCCGTCTAACTTTTGGTATTAAAGCTTCGTAGCTGCCTATAAGATCACCAAAAGGAGACTTATCAAAATCAGAGTATTGATCCTCTACTTCTTTAAATTTATTGTACATTAAAGAATTTTGTTTTCTGATATTTTTTTGAAGTGAGTCTACAATCTCTACAATATCTTCTGTTTCTTGACTGTCCCCTGCTTTAGCAATAACTTTATTTTTTATACCATCTAAACTATTATTAATGTCACGTCCTAAATCCTCAGCTTCATCTACTATTTTAACATCGGTTCCAAGCTTTCTCATTTTTAAATTATTAACAGGTGCTTTTTCTACAATGTATAATAAATCCATTTTAGTTAATGGAATCTTTTTTTCTTGAGCTACCTTTAGAAACCCACCTACAAGATTTCCAGCTTTATCAAACTGTGCAATATTTGCGTCCCACATCTCTTCTCTTTTGACTGCTTGTGATATATTTTTGAATTCAGGATTGCCGGTCTTAAAAGATCCTGGACCTCCTGATTTAAAATCTTTAATCCACTCTTCTGGTTTTCTAGCTCCAGCAATAGGGTGTCTTGCAATGTAATCGTAAAGAGAGGAACCAATTCTTTTTGTTTTACCCCCACGAGAAAGTGGAGCGTTGTAAGACATCTTTTTAAGTTCGTTTGATCTTGCGATTGCAACTTGTCTAATTTGTTCTTGTTGTGATATCTGAGGTGCTGTCATTGCTCGACCTCTATCCATCTTAGTTGGAACTATAGATAATATTTCATCTACCTCATCAACTGGTCCCGTGGTTCGTGAAACGGGAGCCTTGGGTAATTTGATTCCTGCGATTTTTTTTATAACTCTACCGATAGGGTTCCTAAGGGCCACGGCTCCTGCACCAGCTAATGCTAATCCTGCAACGCCTCTAGCTGCTGATGGTTCGTATGGTTCTAGATCAGATTTATTAACAGGTACTGAGGATGTTTTATCATTCTCAATAATTTCTTGCCTATTTAAATCTGCAAGTCCAGCCATTACTTAACTCCTGAAAATTTAGTACCTTGAATTGCAACTCCACCACCAGATGAGAATTTTTTCTTTATTTGAAACCCAACATAATCTTTACCTATTGAAGCAGAAGTTTGTGCTTTTGTTTCATCAGGAACATACCCAGGGTTTTCCCCTCCTTGAAATTTACTTTTTTGTTTTGTAAGGTTAATACGAATTTTACCTTTTCCATCTTCTTTAAATAAACTTTTAAGGTCAGAGCCTCCTAAAGTAGTATGATACATACCTTCTTTATTTCTATCGTAAGTTTTTTCAGGGTCATTTACTGATAAACCAAAACTATAAAGATTTTTATTATTAGTTTTTTTCTTTCCCATGATTAGTCTATAAGATCTTTAATGTAATCTCCACCTTTACCAACTACATTCTCTACGATTCCAGGGTTGCCTCTTGGTCTTGGTTTATGTCCCATATCCATTCCACCACCTTTGTTCATAGTTCTAGGTACTGCTGCCATACCAGGCGCTGAAGAAAGCACTTCTTTTTTTCCTTTAAAAAATTTCTTTAAAGTATCTCTACCTTTTTTAGTTCCTAATACTGCAACTCCAAGTACTGCTTTAATTGGCTCACCACCTTTGCTTCTCTTTTTTGGTTTTAACTCAAAAGGGTTAGGGTCTTTTACTACTGACGCTAAGTCTCTGTCAATTTCATTTTCTAAGAATGCTGCTTCGTTGGAAGCTTTTAAAGCTGCTTTTTCTGCAGCTATTTCTGCTTTAGTTTTTTGTGGCATAATATCTCCTAATAATATTTATATTCCTTTGGAACATTGTAAAACTCATCCTCATAGTCGTTCATCATTTCTATGAAGTTTCCTTGACGGTATCTTAACACAGCCTGAGTGGTGCTGTCGACATAGTCATCATAGGCTCCATGAGGAAAAGCAGCACATTCCTCAATTACTTCCTCTGCATATTTCTCGTCTTCTGGATAGTAAATACCACCAGATTCGAATACTGGTGCGCAGGCGTTGACCCGTGAGTGTTTGTCCTTGCCCCTAGATGGAACGAATGGAATGACAGGAATCCCCATACGTCGGAACTCTTGCATAAGGGGTTCTCCTGTAGCCTTAGCTTCAATGATCACGGACTCCGGCTCCCAATATTTATACTGATCCATTGCAACTACTTTAAGTTCTGGAAAATCAAATTTACCTTTAAGGGCATCTAATAATATTAATGCAGGTTTACCATCTTCATTTGGAAAAAATACACCCCATGTTGTTATAGCAGAATAATCGGCAGTTTCTTTTGCACTAAACGCAGTATCATAAGATTGTATTATATGATGTAGTTTTGGAATTTTTTCTTTCTTCCAAGGGACCCACCATTCTCTTTTAAGAATTGCACCTTCCTCTGATGTAGGGTTCTGCATATATTGTGCAGACCAATTTCGAATAGGAACTGAAGCTTTAACTTTTTCTAATTCCTCTAGTTCCCAATACTCAGGCCAAACAGGTTTCCCTGAATCTAATATTGCAGGAAAAGAAATTACTTCCCAATTGTCAGCCTTAGGTTCTTTTTGAGCCTTAATTAAACGACCTGTCAAATCATCTTCTGCCCATCTAGTCATTACAACTACAATTGAGCCTCCAGGTTGTAAACGTTGTCTAGGTCCTGACACATACCAATCATACGCTCTTTCCATAGCAGACTCTGACATAGAATCTTGCTCCGTATGTGGATCGTCAATAATAAGCAAATCAGCCCCTCGACCTGTGATAGATCCGCCAACACCCGCTGCAAAGTACTCACCGCCATGGTTAGTCTCCCACCTGCCTTTTGCTTTTGAGTCTTCCCTTAGTTTAACATCCCCAAAGATCTGTTTATACTCCCTTTGTTCCATAAGGTTCCTTACTTTAGAACCAAACCTTGATGATAATTCTGCATTGTGAGAAACTTGCATAATTTTTAAATTTGGATACTTCCCTATCATCCAAGCAGGAAACAAATAGGATGCAAATTCAGATTTAGTATGTCTAGGTGGCATATTGATTATGAGCCTCCCTTTTTTCTTATTAGAAATTCTTGTAAACTCAGCTGCTATATGTTGGTGGTGGCCCCACTTTTTAGGATCCGCATCTAGCCTACAAATAAAGTCAGGCCAAACTTCCTTCACAAAATATATAAAATTATCTTGACACAATTTAATGTGTTCAATCCATTTTTTTTCTACAGTTATTCTTAACTGGTCATTAGTTAGTAATTCTTTATTCATTTGGGTCCCTTTTTAATATATACCCATAATATAAATAACGCCAGTGTTTCTATTTGAGTGAGTTTAAAGCACGAATCTCGGTATAATCACGACAAGCTAACGTGGGAACAACATCTTGTGGTTAAGTTTGAGTTTCGTACTAGGTTTGGTACCTCTATCAAGGCTAGGTGTCAGGGTATTGATGCGAAGGTAGGGTGTACCTGTAAGCCCGAAGGCTTACAGGTGAGAGCGACTACTGATTGAAGTCGTTATTGTTTTGTAGTAATTCAAGGATAGGCTTTAGATTATTAACAAGCTTAGCCTTTAACTCATTGATAATAGGGTCGTTAGGGTACTGTATGATTATCTCCTCAACAGCGCTCTCTAATTGCTTATACATGAATTGATAGTTAAGCCCACTATCAAGCGAATTTGTACTCGCTTGTTCAACCTCGCTCGTGTTCTTTTTACTTTCAATGATGTTATTAACCATTTTTACTAGATTAGACATATTAGTTTAACTCCTTTGATTGAACTTTGATTTTGATTTCTTTAGTATCCATCTCAACTAAAAACTCCTCATATACCTTTGGATATTTCTCCTTGAACTTTGATACATCAAATCGTTTCATTGTTCGTTTAATCAACTGAGCAAAACCCTCAACACCCTCAACCTTATCCAAAATAATAAGATTAGTTTTAATGGTTTCAAATAACTCAACATGAGTTGGTTTGATTAAGTCGTTAGCTTTTTTTTGTGCCTTAACTTGCTCAACTGAATAATGATAATTAACAATATCATTTTGTTGAACTTTCGTTGCTTTCACTTGACGTTTAATTGTCTTTAGTGTTTTCATAACATTTCTCCTTTATAAGTTTAATTGTTATCCCATCTTTATAAGATATTAAAAAGTTTAATCAAGCGATTATTTACTTTTATTTAAAAAAAGATTTAAGCTTATTTGAGTTGATATAGAGAAAGGTTAATCACTCATTACTAACACACATATAAAAAGATTAAGTTGTCCAAATTCCAACCGAGTTTTGTACTGGCGACTGGCACTGGTGCCGTAGGTTTAGTTTAAGTTAAGCACACGACGGTGTGGGCGTGGGCGTGGGGCGAGGGTGTACACCCTCGCCTTTAAACAGTCGTTATCTAGTGTTTAAACTCACTAGCCCCAACGGGTACGGAATCCGATTGAACTGTTTAAACCGTACTAACTTAACAGATACGGAAACCGTTTGATTCTTCACAGAATCTTATAAACTCCTCAACATTACCCATTGTAAATGGATAGCTTGAGCCATAAGAATATTTAGATTGTATCCAATCCCAAGTATCGTGGTCATCTTTAGGATAATCACATGGTGCTATGTTGGTCTTGCCTACCTCTTGCTCAACTTTCTTACGCAACATCTCGTGACACAACTCAACGTGCTTGTTGTTTGCCTCGCTGACTTTCATCTCTCCCTCAACCTCATGTATTACTTTTGATACCGTGCCGTCTTTGATAAGTGCCTTTAATTGCTTTGCGACTTGCATAGCTTTTTCTTCACTAACCTCATGCCCACTATTAGTCTGCCAATGCTCTCTATCTTGTTCATCAATGACACCCGTTTTTTCTACAACGAAGTCTGCCAATCTTCTCCACCACCAAACATTGTTTCTAAAGTATTCGCCCTTGTCTGTTTTGTGATTACCTAATGAGTATAAATCAAATCCCATTTTGTTTTCTCCTTTGTTAAGTTAATTTCTTCTTTCTTATCATATCCCACCAACAATGCAAATGTTTTTTTTTCTGACCTTTTCCAGCTCGTCCTGAAGCACTGGTGCCTGGTGCCCAGCTCCTTATGTTCATGTGTACCATTAGCAACGTCGACGGTAGTGGGCGTGGGGGTAGAGCTTCCCGATCCAGCAACCATTTCCCAGCTGGCCAGCTGGTGCCGTTTACTAGTTTAAGGACCTCTTCCAGCAACGTCGACTGCGTGGGCGTGGGCTCAGGTAATCCCTGTGCATCCGCGGACCACGGCCGTCAGTAAAAGGATGTAGATCCATCCAGCCGCTCTAGGATAGAAGACTAGTGGTACAACAAGAACAAGCAACCATGTCAGGCTGCCTCCAGCTCAGCCAGTAACTGCTGGGCGCAAACCTCTACAGCGAACCAAACCAAGTCGTTCTTCAGTGTGGTAAGGGAGTGTGGGTCTTTGCAAATGTTATACAACATCAACCCATTCAGGATCCCAGCAGCGTCAGCTGCATCACTGAGCTCCTGCCATACCTCCTGTTCATGAGCATCGTAGAAGGCGGCGGTCTCGTTGTAGTATGTGAGACCTGGCACTCCGCCACTACAGCCGTGCTTCGCGATGTCAGAGATCAAGAAGGATTCGTCCTTCTCTCCTTGTGCCAACCAATCTTTTATACTACTCATCTACCACCTCCGACTCTTTCCATGTGTTACCACTAGCAATGCATGCGGTGCCTTTAGCCCCTGTTAGGGCGTAGACTTTGCCTGTCTCAGGTTTGTCTGCGTCTGTAGGCTTTGAGTCATCTTTGATATACTCAGTCCCATAGTAATCATTCATTTGCTGTATTATATTTTTTTTTATTTTCCCCATGTGATGCCCTCCTCGTCGGTCTTGAATTTAACTTTGTCTCTTAGCTTTAACTGCGAAAGTATCTTAGGTACGTTATCCAAGGTGCCAACACCCTTGAGTCTAGATCCTTTGGTAATCCTTACCCACATCTTTTCCGATTGACCACGCTTCTTAAACCACACGTAGACGTAGTCTTGCATGTTCCTCTGCCCCTCAAGAGCTTTGATTCGAAAGTATGTTTCCTTGCCATGCTCTGCACATGTGTAGACTACATTACCTTTGGCTTCTTCAGAGTCCAATGGATTTTTCCAAATAAAGTTATCTGTTATATTTTTTTTGATATTTACCATATGATCACCCCCATGTAGGTAAGCAATCCTAGCCAAGCAATTGCAAAAAGCAATTCTGGAAGTATTGTGTTTGTCATTTTCATTCTCCTTTGGTTATACATTATAGATAAGACATGATGGGATAAATGTCAAGAGAACTTTTCATCTTTTTTTACAGCAGGAAAGCAAAAGCATCAGGTTCCGAGCTGGCACGCCAGTCCCCTTCAGTTCTATGGAATCCCGACCAAATTAGTCAGGTATTGGTAGTGGGGGTGTGGGTCGAGAAAGGAAAATGAATTAACCAATGCCCACACCTTGAAGAAATCATACCACATTTCCAGCATCTCAGCACGCCAGTCTGCCTGGCCAGCACCAGTGTCTTTTAGTTTAAAGGATAGTTGCAGATGTGGGAGTAGGCGTGGGCGTGGGATCAGGGATTTTCTCTTCCCAGCTGGTGCCGTCAGAGCTCTGGCGCCAGGGACGTTGGAGCTTAGGTCTATTCGTAGCGTGGGGGTGGGATCTCGGTGCGTGGGCGTGGGATCACGCTTCAGGATGGCCAGCTCCCAGCACCAGGGACGCTGCGATGGTGATCAAAGTTTTAAGATCCGTGTGGCGGGCGAGTGGGACGGCGGTGCGGGACTCACGATCCACGGCCAGAAGTACATAGGGCGCCTTCACGAGGGGTCTATTCAAGATAAATACTTTACCACCTGCTTTCTGATACTTAATATGCCAATTGATTTGGTACTTTGATAAGCCTTCGTTCTTGCTGGTGTTGGCTTTGAGTTCAATCCAAAAAACTTGACTGTTTACGACACAGTGGACATCGGGAATACCATTAATTGTATTAGATTCTATGCGAGTAAAATGCCAAGTGCTGTCTAAATTTTTAAGCTGTTGCCAAATTCTAGATTCTTTATTTTGTGCCATAATTTAATCGGTCAAGAATTGCAGATATGACCTATAACAGGGTTACCATTTATAGTATGTATGTAAATATTTTCACCTTGTTTTGGGTCCAATCTTTCATTAATTTTTAGATGGTTTTGCCACCAAATTTCACATGGAACATCTATTTCGTAAGATACCAGGCTATAGCCATCAGTTCCACTAATATAAATAATTCCAATCCGCTCACTTAATTCTGATAAGCTTAGTGATGACGGAGTTAGGAATAATAGTACTACCACCAATAGTTTCAATATAACCTTCATCGCCTTCCTTTTTATCTTTTAAACCGTAGTCAGAGAATATTCTTGTGACACCTTTGTCTGTTGAATATAACCAACCCCTAGATATCATTCTACCAAGTTGAGATGTATGTAATTGATCAAAAGTTTGCCAGCCCGCTTCACCAACAATATCAAGCCAATGCACTTCTACAAAAGGGTACTTACTTATTTTTTCTTTATGGATTTTTTTATCAGGTTGTATGGTTTCAGCTTTCTTTCTAAATAGTCTTTTACTTCTCATTTTTTCTCCCCGTTAATACACTTACGATTCCAACAGAAGTTGTTAAAGTACTATTATGCACTTCATTAAAAACTGTCAAGAAATTATTCCAATCTTTACTCTTTACTAATTTCAATTGGCGTAACGTCAATGATATTTTTAGCTTCTCCGATTTTTGATTCAAGCTCCTCAAGTCTTTTCTCCAGTTGTTCTCTGTTCATGCTCTCTAAACCAATATGGCTTATTTCCTTTCTATCAACAAAATGCCCTGCCATTTGATCTCTACGATACTGAGCAGTTATCGCTGCTGTCATCTGGCCTTTTTTCTCTGAGGTTTCCCTCATTCTAGCATAATGTTTATATGATAAAAGTTTGTCCTTTTCTTCTTTTTCTAGCTCTTGAGACATTCTTTTTTCAAAATATCTAACAACATGAGGATTCTTGTCTGGATTTAATAATCTACTTGCTTGATCAGTAGGGCCATATTTGTTAGTTGAGGTAAAACCAGCTTGTTTGGCAGCTTCAACTTTGCTAATCTCACCATAGTTAGAAACATACACATCAACAAATTTACGTTGTTTAGGTGTTAATTCAGATATAGTCTTTAATTGATTAGCTTTTTTTGGCACTCGTTTACTATATACCCCTTCCTTAGAAAAATAAACTACTAGTAAAAAAAATGCACCCCCCTGCCTCAAGGAGTAATTTACTCCTAGCTTTTCTAGGAGTACTCCTAGCTTTTTTTTCATTTCTAGGAGTGAATTTATGCTTATATTTCAATAAGATAAGGTGTTTACTCCTAGATTCCTAGCTTTTTTCCTAAGTCCTAGAGAGTTTTTTATTTTTTTTTTTTCTAAGGAGAGGGTATACAGGGTAAATTTCTAGGAATCCACGTAATACCTAGTGTTTTTTACTCCATTTCTAGGAGTAACCCTGGCCCGTGAACCGTGAACCGTGGCTCTTGTCTCTTGTCTCTTTTATCTCGGCTCTCGTACCCTTATCAATGACGAGGGTATATTTACTTTAGAACCATTATAAACTAAACTTTATCCTTGACTTATTAACCACGATCCATGTATGATGAATTGTTTTCATAACAACTTAGTTCTTTGGTTAAGTTAGATAGGGGCACTTCGGGAGACTGAGCTGCCCCTTTTTATATGCTGGTAACTAAATTCGATATAAACACAGTCGTACAAAGATCCACTGCATGTCTTAAATGAGTCAAATGCTTTCTATGATATTTTTTAGATTCTACTTCCTTACAATTACGATACTTAGTAAATTGTGTTGAATATTTTTTCCAAGCAAAATTTCGAGGAGAGAACTGAATATCCCCTTTCATAATAGCCATTTTATATCTTTCTTTTACATGGTCAGGTTCAAACCCTGAGTAATAGCATACCGTATAAAAATCAGTGACATTGGACATAAGCCACTCATGAGCATCACATTTATATATTGAAGGCTTTCGGTCCTGGGACTTTGATCCAGCGTCCTCTATGGCGTTAACAAGCACACCACGCCACATCTTTTCTTCGGGCTCAACATCAGTACTTAATAATTGAGTTGCGAAGCTAGTGCCCATAAGTTTTAATAAGGAAAGAGAGTAAGTCACGGTAATAAATAGTTTGATCTATATTATCTCTACTTTTTTTGTGCATTTCATAATCAATATGTACACCATCAATTACTTCGTGTATATCCTGCCCGTTGTGTTTTGGTTGATCAGGTTCTTTTAAAAAAATGTCTCTTGCCATAAGGTTATTATATTGGTTTAACACCATCTTTTCCACCTTTGATGACCTTTAATTTGTAAAGCTTAGCCTGTGTTTTAAATTTTTTTTCTTTTCTGAATTGCCAGACAGCATTAATATCAGCCATAAACTGTGGATCAAAGCTTTCTCTGTATCCTAATTTATCCCCCATATACAAACGAAACATACTCGTTGTAACGGTTTTATATTCTTTATCGGTTAGTTTCCCTGCTAAAATTTGCAGGGATCCCATTAATGGGTTAATGGATGGTGTTTTTTTTGCCACTTATGAACTCCTTCAACAAATCAATTAATTTAAGCACATAGGCCGTTGAGACTGTTGCGGGTTCGTGGTTCGTGTTTATTTTATCTGTTTCAAAGTGACCTGCTCCTTTACACTCTTTGCATGTCTGCGTTTCTGAGTATGGAATTATTCTAACAAATCCATTCCCTTTGCAGTTAGCACATATTTTGTAAGGATCACCGTATTTCATCTTCTTTTTATATCTTTTTTTAGCCATGAGTAAAGTCTTTTTTTCTAGGGTTTCTGTTCTTAGGCCACCTACATTTAAACTTCTGTACTACGACATTGTCTAAATTTTTCTCATCGCCAGTTACAATGAGAATATTATGACCATTTTTGTGTGAGTGCACATGATGAGTAATGAAGTTATTAACCTCAATCTCTCTTGTATTAGTTTTTAAATCATCAATGTATTTATTAAGATCAATACAATCTTTGTCAGTCATCATTACTTACGCTCCACACCCCTTAAAATATTCAAGGCTGCATCACAACTTTTTGATACACTTACCCTTAAATTATCTAAGCTATCTTGTGTTTCTTTTAAAGTTTTCTCAAGCTTTAAAATAGTTTCTTTAGCTTTTTTTATTTCTTCTTCCATTTGTACCTCTTGTTAGTTTCTTTTTTTTAGTTGTAATTGGTGCTGCATCTACTTTTAAAATATGCTCTTTGTATGCAGGAATAGTCATTTTATTTTTTATAGCTTGAAATTGAACATACTCGTTCACAAGCTTTGAGATCATTGATGCAGGTGACCTAAACTTTTGATTACAAAGTCCTTGTAAGACATCATAGTCAGGTTTTCTTACGGCCACACTCTTAAATTTATTTGTATCCATGTTTTTTTAACTCCTCTTTCATTTGTTGTTTAGTTTTTATTTTTGGATCTGGTAATACAATCATCATTCTTTCAAAGTATGGATTGTTGTCGCTGAAGTTCCAACCTCTTTTTCTAGTTAATCTAGCATGAGCTTGGTACTGTCTATTTTTCCAATCTATCTCGCTAAATTTTAAAGTAGCCATATTGATGCCCCTAACACTAATGCAAGTTTTGGAAATAATAATGTAAGTATTACTATTCCAATTATTAAATGAATCCAACTCATCTGCTCTCCAATTCATTCATTGCTAATATAGTACACAAATCTGTGTGTAATGGTTTTTCATACATATCTTTATTTTTAATATGCACATTCTTTAACTTACCAGCTATCTCATCAAAATTAGTTCCTTCTGATAGAGCAATATCTATCTTCTCAACTAATGATTTAAATAACTTTGATTTACTTTTTAGGTTCATTTTGTTTTCTCCTTATCCCATTAATATAAGAAATCCCATGTCATATGTCAAGCTGTATTTTTGTGCTAATATAATTTATGAAAGAATTTTTTCTATTTGGTATTTTATGCACAATTAACCCAATGACTGGTGTAGAACAGTGCGCCTATATCAATGAGGCTCCAATAGTATATTACTATGAAAAAACCTGTAAAGACGTAGCAGTTAAAAAAGTCAATGAAATAGGGACTAATTTAACTAAAGTAGGGGTCAAAATAACTCAATTAAAGATAGCCTGCATTGTTGACAAGTCTAAAGTAAACACTTGATTTTACACCAAATAGTTGATAAGATAATCACATGAAGCAATATCGTTTTCAATGTTACGCAGCTGGGCTATATTTCACTAGTGTCGTAAACGCTGCTAATGATGAGGATGCGATAGAAGGCTTCGCACAGAATATAATTGATAAAAAGTATTCTGTAGAAACCGATGGTTTCGGTCGTGGTAAACGTCGAATCCATCTTACTTATGAGGAGCTAGATAATGGCACTACAAAAGTTGATATCGGAGAAGCTACAGCTGGAATCCAAATGGGCCAGCCAAGCATTGTCGCAGGGTAGAGTTACTACCGACATGAAGTGGATCGATATTAAAATTAAAGAATTAAGAGTTGCAATTAACAACCAAAGTGTAGTTGATGCAAATACTCTTTATAAAAAAACTGCTTAATTAGTAGTTTTATATTAATTTTCTAAAATCATTAATTTGGTAAAGGACCTTGCACCGCTTTTTTTAAGGCACACTCTGCACAGAAATATTCTTTATTCTCTATAACTACTGCTTTAGATTTACAGATCTTACATTCTCTGTAAATAGATGAGGAACTTTCTCTGTGTATTTTTTCATTTTTCCCTGCCATAATTTATCCATTAGTTGTTTCATGTCCGGGTGAAGCTCCCAGGTCAGAACATTTAGTCTTGAAAAGAAATTTACTTCTTCTCTTGTTTTAGCAACATAGAAAAAACTAGCATCACCATGTTTTTTAATAGCTCTAAATCTATGATTACCATTTCTAATTTCATTTTTAAGGTCTATAACTATTGGACATAGTAAACCATTTTGTTCGATATCATTTCTAACTACAGCTTTAAAATCTGCATGGGTTCCGTGAATCATTTTAAGATCTTCAAACTTTCTAAGTTCTAGTCTATGTTTAAATATTGTATATTGGGGCCAAATAGTTTCACCAAAGCCTGCAATTATATTTTTATGAAGCTTGTCCAAAATCATCTCCTAAGGCAACGTCAACTTTACTTGGAACTTTGAACTCCATACAGTTTTCCATTGCTTCTTTAATTATTTTAACATCTTTTTCATTTTCTATATCAAAACAAAGTTCATCATGTATCTGTACTTTCGGTAGATACCCTGCATCATAACAAGCAATAATAGCTTGTTTAGTTTGATCCGCAGCAGAACCTTGTATTAATCTGTTTAATGCTTTGTAAGTAAAAGCTCTTTTGATATTACTTCTACCATATTTCGATGAAGCATTTTCAAAAGTTTCAGCTGTATGAATACCAAAGTCTCTTGGCTCCCACATCTCAAATCTACACTTTCTACCCTTTTTAGTTCTGATAACACCTTCGTCACTTGCTTTCTTCATACATCTATCAGATAATAGCTTCACAAATGGAACCTTTCTATTATATTTTGCTATTAGGGCTGATGCTTCTTCAGTTGATAATCCTAGAGAATTGGCCAGCTTATTTTTCCCCATACCATACATTAATCCTAGCCCTATTGTCTTTGCTTGCTTTCGTTCTATGCCTGCTAAATCGGCTACAGTCTGGTGAAAGTCAGTTTCTGAGTTTGTATACGCCTCTACTAGTTCATTAGAGCCTTCATAGCCCTCACCAATAGAGGCTGCATAGTGTACTACCATTCTTGGTTCTTGCTGTGAGTAATCAAAACTTCCCCATTTACAACCTGTTTCGGGTAAGAAGAGACCTCTGATTTTTGGTCCAAAGTCCTTATTACGAGCGGGTAACTGTTGAAGATTAGGATTAGCCATAGACAGACGGCCAGAGACAGTGCCCCCACTGTCAGAACGTAACTGATTAATTTCCCCATGTATCCTTCCCTTGTGTTCGTATTTTAATATTGAGTCTAAGAATGTACCATGAAACTTGTTGATCTCCCTGGCTTGTGCTATATATTTACTAATTTCGTGTTTCGAATTAGATAACCAATTTTGTGTAAAAGATGGCTCATGAGTTTTGTCAGTACGTGGATAATCTATCCCTAATTTGTCGTAGGCTTCGGCTATTTGTCTTGCTGCCCATATGTCTACTTCTTTTCCACATAACTGTTTTATTTTTATTAAAAATTCTTTTTCCTGAGCTTGAAATTCTTTCTTTAATCTATGAGCTTTTTCAACGTCTACTTTTATACCTTTCTGTCTCATTTTAATTAAGATAGGTAATAATTTAGTTTCAAGTTCCCATACCGTTTGTAAATTTTGATTGTTAATTTCTGGTTTAAATCTTTGCCATAAAAGATAAGTTAAACGTGCATCCTGCTCTGCATAAAAACCAACATGCTCTGCAGGTAACATCCACATCTCCCCTTTAGGATCTATACCGTGATCCTTTGCAGCTTCTTTTAGATCTTGTTCGGACTTTAGCTCACCAAGATAATCTTTAGATAATGCGTTTAAGCTATAAGACCATCTGTTCTCATCAATTACAGCAGCTGTAATCATTGTATCCACTATTTCACCTTCTACTTTTATACCCATTTGTGCTAACCAACCTACGTCGTACTGTCCATTATGGAATATTTTTCTTGAAGGTAACTTACACACATCTTTCATGTATTGAATTACTTGTGGCTCAATCATATTACCACCACCAAAATGTTTAAAAGGATAATAACCCTGCCATCCCTCTACTGCTACAGCAAAACCAATAACATAACCATTACCAGTTGCCCAACCTGCACCTAATTTATTATTAATTCCATCATCTCTTGTTTCTAAATCAATTGCTATCTCGTCATATTGAGATAGATCTTTGTATTCCGATGGACAAGACCAAATATGTTTTTTTAAATTAAATGTTAATTGTAAACCTGTCATGCTGATGCCTTTTGATTAAGATAATAAACTCTTCTTTGAGAGCCATCATATTTTGCTAACCTTCGTTTCATTTTTTGATTCTCCTCGTATAGTTCTTCATTACGCTCAGTAAGCTTTTTAATTTTCGCTCCATATATTTTTCTATAGAGTAAGCTCCAATTTCTACCTACGCTTTTTTGCTTTATCATCTGTCAGTTTTTTTATTTCTAAATCACAATAATGTTTTATTTTTTCTAGATCCTGTATACCTGCCTTGTTTTTGTAACGACAAACATATTTAATTACATTGCCTTGAAAAAAAGATAAGTCGTTCTTTGAAATAAACTCATAAGGTTGTATATGAAACTCCTTGTAATGATTTCCCCCAACTTGTTTATCTTGTGGAAATGAATCTTCAAACATATCTTTATGTGTCATACTCCACACATCCCTTCACATTCATTATTAAATAAATCAGGACCATCATCGTTTTTAAACTTTACTTCATCTAAAGGTACACATTTTCTATGTACAAAGTTTTTTACTTTTGGATTATGCATACGCATCTTTTTATCAAATTCTACAGCAGATGCAAATTCTTTTGGTCTATTATTCTTCATATCTATCCAAAAATTATCATCATGAAAAGGACATCCAATACATGCTGATTTAACTGGTATTTTTAATTGTTTCCTTGTAAATATACAAGATAATCTTCACCAATAGGGTAATGATATTTATAATCAGTACTTAATAAATGTAAACTATCCCTCGCTCTTGTAACCCCTGTATACCAAACTTTCTTTTCATTTGATTTTTCATCATTGTTTTTATGTCTATAACTTGCAGGCCAATTAGCTTTTGAATAAAGTAATACATGATTAGCCTCATCTCCTTTAACAGAATGTATTGTATCTATTATAACATTAGGGTTACCATCCAGCTTATCTTGTTTATATCTTCTCAATAACCTTAAAAAGTAAATAACTTGTCTTGGTTTAAAGTTACGTCTAAGGATCCACCACCATTGTTTACTTTGATCTTCATCAGGTAGATCTAAGCCACACCATTCTTTTAAACCTTTAAAGTTATATCTCGTATAATCTGGTTGCTGCGACCAAAACTTATTGGTTCTATAATCAGAGCTAGTTACTTGTCTAATATATTTATACATAGCTTCAGCTTCTTTTTTCATAATCTCTTTACCATTAGAAATAGCTGTCCAGGCTTTAATAGCTACCCATTGATTCTGATCAAATGACTTACGGCCTTTGTTATCCGCAAAATATATTCCTGCATCTTTGGCTAATGCTTTTAGTTCATTAACTGTTGTGTGTATTCTTCCAAGTAAAAACCATTTACCATCATCTTTCTCAAAAGGTATTTCTTTAAAACTTAAATATCTTTTAACTGTTCCGTCTTTAACCAAAGGTTCAAATTCTTTATCTACACTATCAATTATTCCTTTTCTAACTATCTGTGAGAACTGGTGTATTGCAGTGCCAAATCTTCTAGTCTTACGTAATACTACTTTTCTTCCTGGAAAATACTTAGTAAAGTAATTTGTATCCGCACCATTCCATTGGTAAATAGCTTGGTCATCATCTCCAGCTAAATAAATTCTTTTTACATTCTCAGACATCTTATAAATCAAAGACCATTGTAATGGAGTAAAGTCCTGAGCTTCATCTAATATTAATACATCTAATGCTGGAAAATCTACTTCATGTAGAGCTCGTTCAATCATATCTGTAAAATCTAAAAAAGATTTATCACTTCCATTTTTCTTATAGTGTTTGTACGTGTCTATCTTTCTAGTAAACACATCAAGTGATTCTTTCTTCTGTGATTCTCTTTTGTAAATTAATATTGGATCCTCTAATAAGTTTCTTGATTTGTCATAAACACCTAAGGACCAATCAACATAAGTAAAATTATCTTGAGATAATCTATTATCAGATCTCTTAACAAAATTATTAGTTAATGCGTAATCAATCATGCAGTCTTTAGTATCAAATATCTCTTCCTCAAAATATCTTCTACAGTATGAGTGTAGTGTTCTAAATCTTGAGAATGATTGTGAATTTAAATTAGGGAAAGCCTCTAAAGCTCTTATCTTAGCCGTGTCCACTGCTTTATTAGTAAAAGATATAAAAGCAATCTTATCTGGATCAATACCTTGTTTAAGATATTTTTTAACAACTCTCTCAATTAAAGTCCAAGTCTTACCTGTTCCCGGAGGACCAAAGATTTTAATTGTTTTGTTGTGTATCTTTTTTTGTTTCTGGAGTCCTAAATTTTGCGTGGTATCCATCATCCATCTCACTAAGTTCTTCTTGGTTATTATTTTTTGGTTTTATTTTTTGGTGGTTAACAAAGTCAGGCATAGTTACATACCAGACGTTACGCTCGCCTTCAAAGAAATCATGCTTCTCACATTTAAGTAATCTAACTGCTTGGTTAACAGTGTTAAATGGAGTTTTACGTCTACCTAAAAAGTCTGCAAGTGTATTACGTTTGAAGTAACAAATGTTTACCTTACTATCTAATACTGTGTAGCCATCTTTAAGTTTAGTAAAATCATCTTGTTCAATCGTACTTTCAAAAAATATTTTAAGTGTATTATACTTCTCTTCCTCTACTGTATCTTCATATTTAAATGAAGTATTCTCTACAGCACTTTCTAATAAATGTTTCATTAATAACTCAAATGGACTAGGCCCCTTTTTAGGTCTAGGTAAAGTAAGCCAAAAGATTCTGTACTTAGCTAAACATACACGCCATGATTTCTCATCTTTAGTGTCTTCCGGTTTAAATGTAATATGTCTATCTCTAAAATCACACTCATATAAAATACCTTTTGAATCTTCTGTGTAAGTTAAATCTGTAAATTCATTTTTAATATCTGGCGCCTGAGCACCAATTCCAAGTTTTCTAAGCTTACAAGTTTCTTTATCACATATAGAGGATACAAACATATGTTTAGGTGGACAAAAGTATTCATAACCTTTTGTATGTACTGACTGCGCAGTTCCATCACTTTCAGTTCTTTTTAAAGCACCTTTAGGGTGGGTGGCAAATATTGTTTTTTGTCTTTCCCAAGCAATGTCTTTTAATTGTTTTACAGTAAGATTACCTTCTGCTTTTTTCATTTCAGTAACACAAACATTAAACAACATACTGTTTCTTTCTCCAGACCAGCCTTCTTGAATTACTTTTTGCACACAAGGTGGGTAGTCTCTCCAATCTGTTTCAGCATTGTACTCAGTTACTTTATAATTATAAAAATCTTTAGGGGTAATAGTTTTCTTTTTTGCTAATTCTAAAAAGCCACCTAACATTAGAGGTGTATTGCTATCATCAAACGCATACTCAACTGCAGCATTTGCATTAAAGTAAGGCATCCCTACTGCTTTATTAAGTGGAAATACTTCTTTAGATAAAAAGTATTCTTTGTTAATCTCTTCTAGTTTTTCTTTTACTTTTTGTTTGTCTGCCCAATCTGAAAAAAATATAAATAAATGTAATCCACCTGACTTAGATTTAACAGGCAGTAAGGGTAATTCAAAATCTTTAATAATGTCTACGTATTTTTTAGATGTGTATTCTTTGTAGTTAGCTGGATCAATATCTATGCAAGACCATTTAAGCTTGTCACCATCTTCCGGTCTTACCCCTATTTGTTTTTTACCATCCACATGACCCTTCCACAATTCTTCTGTGACTGGTTCGTGGATCGTGAGGTAATCAGCTTTTCTCTTACCCCGTTCATCCATCTCCCCCGTCAGAGAGATGGTGATGAACTGGGAAGAGTCACCTTCAAATAAATGAAGTAACTCTTTTTGCATTAGAACGGTGTACTTTGACTTTCAACCTGCTTAGTCTCAGCAGATCCATCTTTACCGAAGTCTACCTTACCAAAGATATCGCTTTTCTTAGCGGTCTCATAAAACGCTCTTGTCGACTCTAATGTGCCCGACAATTTTGGATCATCTAGATAGCTATCAAATTCGACAACCCAACCGTACCAAGAGTTTTGTGAGTTACTTTCTTTAGTGGTCTTTAGTCTATAGGCCGTTGCCCAAGACGGTGGAGTAAAGAAACCATTTTTACCTTTTAATCTACGACTCTGCATCATAGAGTTCCAGGTTTTACTCTTTTTCTTTTGAGTAGATTTCATAGAGATTAGTGCGGTCTCAACCGGTAAATAATCTTTATCCAAGATATATACAAAATGGTTCCCTGTATCTTCGATATAGTTTCCATTTTCTAATCTATCTTTACCATCATCGCCTCTACTTGTTTGAGACATGATTGCAAGATCATTGTGAATACCCACAGGTCTCCCCGGACTATCACCTCTATCTTTCCACTCATTGAAAGTGTTTATATATAAACACGGTACAACAATTAATCCGTCTTTTCCTTTGAAAAGATTTCCAGACGTCTCATTGTAGATGTCACCTTGTTTAGCAGATTCAATATACTTGCCATCTGAATCGTCAAGTACTGGTGAATTGCTATAAAGGATTTTTAAGATAGGGAGTTTAGTATCCCTTGCAGTCACGAACTCTTGTCCTTGTCCTGCTAACTCTTCCAAATTAAATTGCGTTGGAACACCCGCTTCTTTTTTCACAGCTACATTGTTAGCTGCATCGTTTGCTTTTTGCATGTTACTCCTTCATTGTTAGTTTGGTTCTTGTTGCTACATAAACACCGAATAAATCGGCAGGAACGTCTTTCCCTTTTTCAATTTGTTCTCTTACGAACGCCTTGAGAGTCATCGGTTCTACCTTTTCGGCTTGTTTAACATTATGCCCTTTATTTCGTAATTCGTCAACCAAAGATTTTGCTGAATTGTCCTCGTTACGACCAAAAGTTAATGTTACGTTGTTTTTGATTAGATCTCCAAATTGATTTTCTCGGAGCCAATCAAAAGCTTCCTCTGTTCTGGATGCAGGTATTCTCGCACCATAGTATGGTTTAATCTCTACTGAGGAACCATCCGTAAGTTTGATTTGTGCTACACCAGCTTTTTGCATTAAGTTAGGGATATCCGATTCGGAAAGCTTCAACTCTTCTTCTTTTTTCTTTTTTAGTTTATCTTCTAGCGTTGATACTTCCTTCTGAATGTCCAATAGCTTATTACATAGTTCAGCAATGTCTGACGACATGCTTGTATCGATAGTTATGTTTTTCGATAGTTGTTCTAAGTCCATAATGACCTCCTTGAGTACCATGTAAATTAATGATTTGACACTGTCAATAAAAAAATATATTTATTTTTAAAAATACATTAAATTGTATTAAAAAAGAAACATGAAAAAATTTGAATATAAAACTGAACCTTTTGATCATCAACGTACAGCATTGAAACAAGGTGCCAAGTGGGGAGCTTATGCTTACTTCATGGAGATGGGTACAGGCAAAACTAAAGTTGCCATAGACAATGCAAATTATTTATTTTCTACAGATTCTATTACACACGTCATGGTTGTTGCACCTAATTCAGTTTATAGAAATTGGATTAAAGAAATAGATATTCATTCACATACTGATTACACAATAAGTGTACACAAAGATAAAAAAACTTATGGTAAAGGTAAAATACAATGGTTCTTAATTAATGTTGAAGCATTGAGTCACAAAAGTGGAGTAGACGTAATATCAAAATTAATTAACCGTCATGGTCAGAAGATGATGTGGATTCTAGATGAATCCACGACAATAAAAAACAAAACAGCAAAAAGAACAAGAAACATTTGTAAACTAGGGAAACAAGTAGCATACAAACGTATCCTAACAGGCTCACCAATAACAAAATCTCCATTAGATTTATATACACAATGCGAGTTCCTAAGTCCAGATCTTTTAGGTTTTACTTCTTATTTTACATTTAGAGCTAGATATGCAGTGATGCAACAGATTGAAATGGGTGGTAAACAAATGCTCTTCCCTAAATATTATACTAATCTTGAGGAGCTTGGTGAAAAATTAAAACTATTTTCATACAGGGTACAGAAAAAAGATTGTTTAGATTTACCTGATAAATTATATCAAACTAGAAAAATACAACTAACTGTTAAACAAACAGAAATTTATAATAGATTAAAAAAGTTTGCTTATGCAATAATTAATAAAGATGAAGTTAGTTTTGCAAATAAACTTACGGAGATATTAAGACTGCACCAGGTCACAAACGGTTTTGTTAACGCAGATGATGGTACTGTAAACGTGTTTGAAGATTGTCCTAAAATTAAAGAGTTATTAAATATTGCAGAAGAATCAGAAGGTAAGTTTATAATCTGGGCTAACTATGTACAGAATATTAAAACTATTATTAAAAAATTAAAAGATAAGTATGGTCCTAGATCAGTTGTTGAGATCTTCGGTGAAGTATCGACAGAAGATAGACAAGAAGCCGTTAGAAGATTTCAGGAAGATCCAGAATGTCGTTTCTTTGTAGGTAACCCATCGACAGGGGGTTACGGTCTTACTCTTACGGCAGCTTCTTATGTAGTTTATTTTAGTAACTCATATAATCTTGAGGTTCGTGAACAATCGGAAGATAGAGCTCATCGAATTGGACAAGATAAAAACGTAACTTATATAGATTTAATTGCAGAGAACACTATTGATGAATTTATTGTAGGTGCCTTAGATAAGAAAATGAAACTTTCCGCACAAACTTTAGGTGAAGAAGTTAAGAAGTGGATAAAGTAGAGTAATACTGTTCAACCCTTTTAAACCATTTATCTTCATACTCAGATAATTTAGATTGATCCATTTTAAAACCTTGGAATAACAAATCTTTAGTACAGATAGCTATAAAACCTTGTAAGATCTCGCCATGTTGTTTCTTGTGGGCTAAGCTGTAGGCTGCAATTTGATAATAATAATCAATTATATACTCTTCTCTTTTAGGTTTATTTGATTGTTTGAAATCTATTATTGATGGTTTTCCATCATATATAGCTACTAAATCTGTAGATCCAGCCCACTGATCTTCATAGGCTAAGTTAACCTCACTGCCAAACACCTTCGTTAAGGGCCCTAAGCCGTCTTCTATTAAGCGATGAGCCATTAATCGGGCCTGGGCACCCTTTTTTGATAGATTAAAATACCCTTTACCGTTTATATATTGTTCTAGCACATAGTGCATTTCTGTACCCCTAGTAGAGGCGTCAATCATGACCCGTTGAGCTTCTTGGTGTCCTACTCTTTCTCTCCAGGCGTCTAAAGATGCTTTCTTTTCTGGGCTTTGAGTAGCGTTTAATATGGTTGTAACTGAAGGGACTTTCTTTTCGCCTACTTTGTAGGTCCGTGGTCCGTTGTCATCGTCTCTAAAATAATTGCCGTAAGAATATTTATTCTCCCAAACAAAGTCTGTAATAGTAAATTTTTGTTCGTCTCTGATTATTTTCATATGTAGTTAATACTACATATGGTTAGAAAGTACAGCTAAAAGTATAGCTCCTAAACCCCCTATAATAAACTTCTCTAGTCTATTAATACGAGTTTCTATCTTTTCAATTTTTTCGAATGTTTGTTTTTGCATTAATCTGCAGATCTTTTCATGGTATTCAATTTTATCTAATGCAGACTTCTTAGTCATTATTGTTGTCCTCTGTTTGCTATAGCTTGTCCTAATGGATCGTTTGGAAATAGACTTTGAAATTGCTGTGTATTAACTGGTTGTGTATTTTGAACAGGTTGAACCGGTTGTACAGGTTGTTGTGATAGATATTTTGGATCAACTAAACCTTGGTACGAAGGTGCTTGTCCTGAATTTTGTGGCATATAATTAGCTATTGCAGTTGCTGTTTGGCCACCCTTATCAGAGCCTTCTAAGAAATTTACTCCTCCAATATCTTCTGCTTGTGAACTTTTGTTTACAACATTTATCTCTGGAAATAAATCATTTCTTAATTTAGGGTTAAAGGCACTAGTACTAAAACCAAATGCAGGTACTTTAATGTTTTTATTAATTAAATAGTCTGTAACTTCTTCAAAGTTAATCTTCTTAGGGTCTATATCAGGAAAATCTTTATCTTCATCTGCGGCCCAATTAAGTAATTTAAACATAGACTTAGGCATATTAGTCGGGCTTATTGTTTTACCTAACTTATCAAATCTCTCCATGTCTGTATAAACATCTAATAATAATTTTACCGATTTAGGATTAGATAATAAATAACCACCACCCCCTAAAAGTAATGCAAAAGGTATCGCTGCAGCAATAGTACCACCACCTGCAATAAATGCCCCAGCTGCTCCAGCCGCTCCACCAGAAAGAATAATTCTTCTCATAATAAATTGTTGTGAGTCTGAAATTAATTTACCGTACTCTTTATCTAGAATATCAATCATTTGTCTTAAATCATTTGCTGCGGCCTTTCCTGAAGCTCCTCCGCCATACATTTCAGTCCATTTAGCCATTGAAGCTTCTTTACTAGCTTCATCTGTATAACCCATAGCTTCTCTAAATTTTTTAATATTAAAGTTCCCAGCTTCCCCGGCTTTAATTCTTAAATCAGTTACATCCACTTCACCAATTTTATATTTTTGTGCAATCACAGGATCTATTCTTGTAACTTGTTCTAATTCTTTTGTTCCCGCTGTATCAAATATCTCATCGTAATTTTTATAGTTTACAGCACCTACTCTTTCTGCATCCGCTAATCTGTCGGCTATAGTTTTTCCAGCAAGATTAGGTTGTTTTTCAAATGATTTCATAAATGAATCCCAAATGTATCTTGATCTTGCTCTATTAAATAACTCATTACCTTCTTTAAAGTTAGGGTTGTTTGCACCAAATAAAAATCTTAATTCTTTAATACCATCAGCTGAACCTTTAGAAAATTCTTGACTCAAAACTTTATTCCACATTTGGTCACCAGATACTTTAACCGGTAAATTATTTAACATTCCTTTTACAGAAAAAATATTAGCTGAGCTATTTACAATTTTTCTTGCAGTAGGTTTATTAAAAGCCCCTACAATTGTACTAAAATATCTATTAGCAGATTCTAGTTGTACACCAAAATCACCCATACCTTTTTGTATTTTCATAGCAAATTCATCAGCAGCTTCTTTTCCTGTTGAGTTTAAAAGGTCATCATATTGTTGTTTGAAATTTGCACTTGCTAAATAACCTTGAATATTATTTGGATCAGCTACTTTGTTAAAGTCTTCCTTAAAACCAGTTCTTAAAGAATATGCTATTTGAGAGGGGTCTCTCATTCTAGTTATAGCTAAATTACCTGTTAATACTTTCATTAACCCTTGATATTCTCTTGGTGTTATTTGATCATCAATAGATCTAATTTTACTTATAACTTCTATAAGAGAATCATCGAAACCAGATTCTTTCATTTTTGTAGCTGTGTACTCTGTAATACCTCTATCATCAGTTGATTTACCTAAAAAAGAGTCAGGCAAAGTTTCTTCAAACCTTTTCATAAAGTCAGAAGCTACTTGTTTAACTTTAGTAGTAGGTATAAATTTAGGATTGTTCATACCATCCGCTATTGTATCCACCATTTTAAACTGTGTTTGAATAGTTTTATTATAATCTAAAAAGTTTTTTTGCATTGCTGGTAAGAATTGATACTGCAACATACCTACTTGTTCTAAGGGTGCTTTAGCTATCACTTCATCTAAAAATCTTGTAAATAATTGTTTTTCAACTGCTGCTCTTTGTTTTTTTGCAAAGATATTAGCAAATGGAAATACACCAAACACTTTTTCAAAGCCTTGTACAATTTTACCACCAAACTTTTCTGTTTGTGCTACAGTTGATGCACTCAATTTTATTCCTCTTGTTTGAGCTGCTTCCGTTAGCGCTTTAGATTCTTTACCTAAACCTAAAATACCTTTAGTTCCTTTTAATGTTGCACCTAATATAGGAGCTAAAGAAGATCCTGCTAAATTAAAAAAAGCTGCATTACGCATTGCTTCTACAGAATGAAGTAACACTTGTTGAGCATAAGGTAATTTTTTAACATCATTATCTGAAATCTCACCTAAATCATTATTAGCTGCTACATTAAAATCAGTTGCAACATTAGCCATGTCATATAAAACTGAACCTGCTCCTGCGCCCCCTGCACCTGCTAATTGAGATTTTGCTTCCGTAATTAATAATTGTGAAGGTGCTTTTGATACTGTTCTAAAACCATCAGCAACTCTTCCAAATGCTCTTGCAACACTACCTAACATTTTAAAGTTTTTTACAACTGGTAATTTGCCTAAAGCTTTTTCGTATTTGTCAAAATTTATAGACGCTGCTCTTAGTTTGTCTGCTGCATAAGTAGCACTTGGGTCTTTAGTAAATGCACTAACTATTTTAGGCATGTCGTTAAGGTAAACAGCTCCACTACCTGCTACGTCTCCTATTAATTCTAAATCAGATCTTTCAACACCTTCACCTGTAAACGGAAAGATACCTTCTGTTGCTGTTTTAAAGGGATCTGCTTTTTTAGTTTTTTCTCTTGCTATTAATTTTGCACCAAGATTTCTTTCTTTTTCTACTTCAGCTACATTTGTGTAACCTTTAAGTTGGCCAGATTCTAAAGCTAAATCAACTGCTGCTCTTTGATCGTTGTTTAACGCTGAAGGATCAAATGTTTTTTCATCTAATCTTTGTTGTAATTCTTGTAGTGTAGCCATTACTGAATACTCCCAAGTACGTCCTCTTGGTTTGCTTGTACGTTTGCAGTAGCTTGCGCACTATTTCTATCTGCATAAATTTTTCTAATATAAGGCATTTGTGTGAAACTTAATAAGAAATCTTCATTACCACCGGCTTCCATGTAGTTTTTAGATAGTCTTAAAAACTGTGCTTCTAAGTCTTTAGATAAATTTCTGTAAGATGATCTAACTTCTTTTTCACCTGTAAATACACCCATAATTCTTGTAGCTTGTTCCGCATCTTGTACGTCAGCTCTCGTTAATCTATCTTCAGTTTTGTTAGCGTTTGCAAGAATATATTTCATTCTAACTTCAATTAGTCTTGCTCTTGTAATATTATCTAATTCACCGTCAGTTGTTTTAGCTCCATCAGTAACTGATCTTATTTCTTTTTTATAGTCATCTACAACTTTCTGTGTATCTTTTCTTTCTTTTTCAGTACTTGCTACAACATTTCCAGCGTCATCTAATTTATCTGCTGTAATTAAATCAACTATTTCAGCATCAGCGTTTGTACTTGCAGTTCCAATGTCCCCAATACCTGCTAATTCAAATACATCTCCTATAGCTCCTGTAACTTTTTCAAAACCTAATTTACCTTTAGCAGTTAAACCAAATGCTTCTTTAGGTAACGAGTCTACTATTTGAGTAAATTTAAAACCTTGTTCAATACTAGATAATTGTTTTCTCATTTTATCTAATCTTGCAGGTGATTTTTTAACTGTTGTATATTCTGTATACTTCATTGGAACAGCTTGTGTTCCCGTCCCATCTGCAGTTGGTACAAACATAATATCTAAACCTGTTTCTTTATCTATTCCTTTTTCTACTGTTCTTGCACCAAAAGGTAAACTTGGATCTCTGATAACAACTGTTTGTCTTGTTTTATCTGCTTTGATTACTCCAGCTGTCTTTTGTTTTTCTTTTGCTTTTAAAAACGATACTGCTAAATCTTTTCTTCTATCTTGTTCTTTACTAAATAAAGCTAAGGCTGTATCAGCAACCCCTCCACCTGATTGTCCTGCAACATCTAAAAACCCTCTAACACCATCTCTAGAAGTTTTACCTGACATTAAACCTGTAGCAAACTTCATAAGTAAAAGATTACTTGTTTGATCATTACCACCAGTTAAGTTTGTAATTCTATCGTAGAATGCATTAAATTCATCAGCATCTTTACTAGCTGCCATTTTCTTTTTAATAAGGGCACCTTTCTTAGCGTTATCCTCTTGTTGCTTAGCCATAAACTGTATCTCATCTTCATCTAAATCTGTTACTCTTGAAACTTTTGGTAACTCTGCTTCATTAGTTATATTAGCCCCGCCTGTTACATTTTTATCAAATGTAAACACATCCGCTATTTGATCTGCTGTAGCTGTAGGTGTTGTTTCCCCTGTTTGCTCATTTTTATAAGCTTCATCTAATTTCATTTGTGCAATTTTTTTGTAACTTGGTGATCCAATAATTACTTCTTGTCCATCAATAACCGTAGGTTTACCAAGATTGTTTTTATCTTGCTCTACACTTCTTAATACATCTTTTACTGTAAATGGAACTGGTTCACCTAAAACTTTTTCTTCTGCTGGTGCTTCATCCCCTAAAACTAAACCTGTCCCAATACCTCCTAGACCTACTGCTGTAGTTCCTTTTGGTATTCTTTTTGTAAATTCTTTTCCTGTTGATTGCATTGCTGCTGATGTTTGTGGAAACTTACTTTTTAATGTTCTTTGTGCACCTGTAAGTCTTAAACCTCTTGCTGCTAATGGTGTACCTAAAGCTAACTGACCTATACCTGAAGCAATTTGACCAAAGTCTCCCTCTCTACTACCTGTTACGATATCTCCAACACCTTCTCCACCAAGTAAAACACCTGTACCAAGTTCCGTAGATCCTGTAGCTCCTGGAAACTTTTTAGCTCCTCTAGCCATTAAACCTTGTAACCCTGTACCTGATGTTCCTGTTCCTAAACCTGCACCTGAAGAACCTAAAGCTTTTTGATAACCCATTTTAGCACCTGATGCTGCACGAGCTGCTCTAATACCTTTAAGAGTTCTGTAACCTTTAGCCGCTGCGGGACCTACTCTTGCAAGAGTAGCGCCTATTCCCATCAATGCTGGTGGAATAAATAAAGGCATGTGTTATCTCCTATTTGCCATGTTATAGGCAGCATATGCACCTATTCCTGTACCTGCTGCTTGCGCTAATGGATTAGTTCCTGGTGCCGTGGTCGCTGTAACGGCAGACTGCGATGTTGGCATATTAGTCATGATTCCTTTTAAGAACTCTAGTCTTTGGTAAGGCTCATAAGATTGTGCCATTGTACTTGCTCTTGATGCATCTAATGCTTGCTGTCCTAACTGTTGTTGTACTCCACCGGCTTGTAATAGACTAGCAATATCTGCTTGTTGCATTGCTTGTTGTTGACCACCTAAAGCTCCTAATAATTGACCTGCTTGTTGTTGTAAACCTTGTTGTTGCATCCCTGCACCTAGCGCAGTGTTAAATCCTCCAGCCATTGATTGACCAATGTTTGCTTGAGTTGCTCTTTGTAATTCTGCTTGTTGCACACCTTCACGGCCTCCACCAAACGCTCCTGCATTAACTGCATTAGCTGATAGTTGATTTTGTGCCATTTGACCTTGTCTACCAATTTCATCTGTCACGTATGATTGATAAGGATTTAAAAATTGATTAATGTTAGGTCCTGCTGTTGATTGTAGTACTGAACCTATTCCTGCAGCTGTAGTAGGTGCTCCAACACCTGTTGTACCTGCTTGTTGAAAACCTGTTTGTTGTAAACCACTAGGTCCTGCAACTTGAAAACCTGGAATACCTACCGGAGTAGATGCAAGTTTTGCTGCCTGATCATAAAGAGCAAGCTTTCTGCTTTCTACTTCTGGTGCTTCTCTAGCTATTGATACTTGTGTCCCTGAAGAGGATCCACCGCCACCGCCGCCGCCGCCAAATATAAAACTCATATTATTTTAACTCCTTTGTGTATAAATATCTTTTTACTTGCCATTGTTTACCTTTTAAAAACTGTTGCCAACCCGGTCTTGCATGCACTGCTATCTTTTTGCA